TCCATGCTCCCCTGTCAGTCTGGAGTGCTTACCACCGGGGCAGCTATGCACACATAGGGCAGGACTGGGATCTGTTCGCTGATCGTGCTGTGAGGTTTGGCGCTGCAGGGGATCCCGCAATGATTCCGGCTGAAATCTGGCAGCGGATCCTAGAGTTTTGTGTCTCTCATACGGGGTACACTCACCAATGGCGCCAGCCCTGGGCTCAAGGCCTCAAGGGGATCTGTCAGGCTAGCTGCGACGGCTTCGCTGATTATCTCGCGGCAACTGATGCAGGTTGGCGCACCTTCCTAGTGGCTCCCAAAGGTGCAACTGCCCCAAAGGGCATGGCACACTGCGCGGCCAGCATCGAGAAAGGGCAGAAGACCACGTGTCAAGCGTGCACACTGTGCGACGGTGCCAGCGCTGACGTGTTCATCAATGCCCACGGGGCGAGCGCTTCTAAAGTTACTGCCTAGGCTTAGGCCACCCCACAAAATCACCTTATCCATTCCGAGCCATGACAACATCCACCACAGCCCCACGGTTCAGCCTGACTGATGCCGATTTCGGCCAATTGTTCACCGCATGGGAGAGTAACAGCATGACAGAAGCCGCTGAGATGCTGGAAGAACTAAGCCGCGGTGAGGAGGAGGCAACCGGGGCACGTGCCGCCACGATCCGCGAGCATATCCGCGACCTTGCGCAACAGATCGCCGAGGCTTAGGGGGATAACTCCCTTTTTTTCTATATTTTTATCTGTAACAGCATGCCAGACCCTAAAATCAGCGGAAAAACTAGGAAGATTCGCGTCCAAACCACCGGGGGACGGGCAGACCTTGACGATATCTCGGCCAAACTGGGGGAGTTTGCCAAAGATAAGGGCTTTGATGTCCGCGTGTTCAATTCTGAGCGCTTCGGGGACCATGGCCCACTTTGGAAGGATCAGTACGAGCTGATTTCAACCGAGGCCCTGGATTAGTGCCACCAGCCGACCCGATTGGGGGCAAGACGTATTGGGTGCTCCAAGAAAGCCCCGACCGGACCCTGGCTGTGGCCTGTACCCGCTCGAAAGCGGAAGCGGAAGCCTGTTTGTTACATTTTATTAAGATTTCAAAGGCCCATCCCTTCGCTTTTCACATCGTGGAGAGTCCCGCATCCCCCTAGGAGGGTGTCTCACCTGTCCAATCTGAGTCTCACGCCCCATCAGGGGCTTTTTAATGGCCATTTTCTCGCGTATCTGTCTCTCAAGCAGGTACGCAAGCCCAGAAACCTAGTCATAGAGGCCCATTTCAAGGGTGCTCCAAGGGTTTGGACACGTTCTGGACACGCCCCAGGGGTGGGGTGGGGGTCAAATCACTCACGTCGGGGCGCTTTTGTCAAGATTAGAGGTCAAATGTTAATTTTTGCTGCAAAACGTGACAATTGGGCCATTTTGCCCCTGTTTTCCCCTTGTTTTAACCCTTTTCAGGGGAGGGCAGACCCGGAGCTCCAGACATCTTGTCGTTGAGACCGGTTGGTACGACTCGCCGTAAGCCTATGTGGAAAACTCACTTTGACGGCAAACCTACGCATGAGGAACAAGGTCGTGCACTTAATATCACAGAGTGTGAAGCTACCAGCCAAGCAGCCGCACCTATCGCCTCCAATGCTCTAAGATATGTGCAACGAGGTTCATTCGAACTTCGGTAAACAATCCACCTAGCAGGGATTCAACGCATGAAGTTTGCATCAAGGCGTGTCGACGCTGACGGATACCTAGAGTTGATCTGGCGTACCGACGTTGAGCGCCCCGAGGGGGCAACGCCTCAAGCGATCGCCTACATCTCCTCAGCCTGCGGCGGTAAGCCTTGGTACTGGGGGTTCTATGGGATGTTCAAAGTCTCCGGCCCCACTGTCTCGGACGTGAAGCAGGAGCTCTTCCAGTTAATCGAAACAGGACACTGATCATGAAATTTGATTTAATTCTCGAACACTGGGACACAAACAAGTTCAAGTTCGTGACCGTCGAAGATTGCATCGATCTTGACGATTGCATCAACCATGTCCACCAGTCTGAACCGGGCTGGATAATTACAAAGATCACCCCCACTAACTAACACAACTAAAACCATGAACAAGACTTATTCTCACCCCGACTACCCCGGCTTCTCTTTCTCTAATCCAGAAGCTTTTGCGACAGGCCCGATGGGAGCCTTCTGTGAGTACGAGATCGTCTCTGCACCTCAAACCATGCAAGATGAAATCGGTTGCTGGTTGAGGCTGTCAATTAACGAGATAAGTGAATCCTGATGCGTGTTTTAATCGCCTGTGAGTATTCTGGCCGGGTTCGTGACGCTTTCCTTAGTCGTGGTCATGACGCCATGAGTTGCGACCTTTTGCCAACAGAGATCGAAGGTCCACATTATCAAGGACCAGTTGAAGACGTTTTGCAGGATGGCTGGGATCTGATGATCGCTCATCCCCCGTGCACTCATCTGGCAGTGAGTGGAGCGAGGCATTTTGCAGCAAAACGTGCAGACGGCAGGCAGCAGGCTGCGCTTGCTTTTGTTCAGATGCTTATGGATTCCCCTATTGAAAAATGGTGTATCGAGAACCCTGTCAGCATTATCAGTAGCCAGATCAGAAAACCTGATCAGATTATTCAGCCTTGGCAGTTCGGTCATCCTGAAAGCAAGAAAACATGCTTATGGCTTGAAAATCTTCCCAGTCTGGCAACGACTGATCTTTTGCCATTGCCTAGCAGTGGTGTTTGGCTGAATCAAACGCCTAGCGGTCAAAACAAGCTGCCCCCTAGCCCTGATCGCTGGAAGGAACGAAGCCGTACATTTCAAGGAGTTGCAGATGCAATGTCCCAGCAATGGGGATGACCAACATCACCACTCCACCACAACCCCTCTCGCCCTTCTCCTCTGTCATGAAAATCCATTTCGAACGTCCACACGCTGCACGGCTTTACCAAGCTTTAAGCCAAGACCTATGGCTGCATAGCATCGCCAGCAGTGCATTAACCGACGCTGAAAAGCTTGCAGCATTGAAGCGTTGGACCGAGACCATCAAAGAAGAGATCGGCGTGCGGCGTCTCTCTCAGATGCAGGACGAGGTCTATTGCTCATTAGCTGTGAAAGATGCCCACATTCAGGCACAGACCGCTGCATTGAGAGGTGGCAAGTGATGTATAGAGTCTCCTTCCTGAATCAGCATTCGTATTATCATTATGAGCGAGCATTCAGTCATGATTTCAAAACAATCAGTGCCGCCAAGAGTTACATCAATAAGTGCATTGAACTTGACAAAGAAGTCGAGTCCAATACATGCGATGAGATCCACCTCTTAGACCCAGACAACAGTTGCCTCGAACGCTGGGCTTGGTGCCCTGATGACATCGACGCTCCCTGTTCCTGGAACAAGCTCTGACTGACTGTCAGCTCACTATCAACAGCCCACACCGCCATGATCAGACGCCCACCTGCATACGCTATTCAATCTGCCGCCTTGGAAACCTTCGATAGAGATGGGTGCCAGTGGGCAGGCAACCTCGGAGAGGCATCGGCTCGCGCCAATATCTCAATGGAGACTGAAGGTGCGCAGTCTGTCTGGGCTGTTCCTCTAGACGGTGAGCCTTACAAGCTACTGACAATCGACACCCTAAGCATTTCACCGCAATGACACACTCGCTTGCCAAACTACTCAAACTGAGGCAGCATCTGGCCGCACTGCACTCTGATTATGGGCCGCCACCAAGGAACAGAACGCCGCAAGAGAAAGGTTTTCCGCGTACACGCAAGAGGAGCCTTCGCCAGATCAATGGCCAGTCAGCTGGACGCCAACGGGATCAACTTTCGTCTATTAGAACAGATGCCAGAGGGCTCCTTTGTCATTCCTCTAGGCACCACTTCCGCCACCGAGAGCACAAGCGAGCAGCGCGATTAGTGATGGACATAGGACCAACTGTGTTCGCCCTCTTCGCCCTTGCCGTCGCCTCTCTTACCCTCTCTATCCCTGTCCCACCACAACCGCAACAGCTCAATGAACCCAACGCGCAGCCACCTCGAAACGAAACTCGAGCAGATTCAGGTGCTCTTGGCACCAGAGGTCAAACTTGATTGTGGCACCCGTGCCCGTCTCAAGACTGCTCAAGCTGACATCAAGAAGCAGCTAAGAGCAAAGGCCACTGCTTAATCCTCTTCTTATTCACTCTTCTCAATTCTCATCATCATGATCAAGATCGAACTAAAGACTGACAACGACGCGTTTGGTGATTCAGACTATGAAACGTTAGATGAAGCACAGCGGATTCTAAATTTTCTACAGAAGAATCTTCACGATAACTATGTAACAACTGCCCGCACTGATAAGAGGAAGCTTGGTTTGGTATTCATTCCACTAAGAGATAGAAATGGGAACCGAGTTGGAGAGTTTACATACGAATGGCACCATAATTCTCACTAGTCCCTACACAAACTTCATTCACTTTTCTTGTCATGCTTACCTCCACTCAAAAGGATCTCGCTGAAGCCTTGTCCTACGTTCCATTAGAAGAAGATGAGGGCGATCAGCAATACCCTGCTGAAGTCACCTATGACCCTCAGACAGCCCCACGTGCCAGCCAGAAGGCTGACGCTGTCATGAAGGATAAGTACGGCATTCTTTCGCTTTATTGGGTGCCTGAAGGTGGTAACTACACCTCAACGGACAAAGCTACTCTCACCGGCTGGTATGAGATCCCCTCCCAAAATGAGATCGAAGACTGGCTGTTCGATAACAGGCCCTGCTCCACACCCAGTTCTGATTCAGTTGAGCCTGATCACCCTGACAGCTGGCTGAAGCGATTAGGACTGGTTTAACGCTTCATTTGTTTCTCATTCACCAAAGGTTCCACCATGCCTGGCCTCGCTTCATACCAAACTCACGATCCAGAAGTGCTGCTCTACGCCTTCAAGGAAGCCATGACTCACCTAATCAAGGGCAAAGAATGTAACTACCTCACAGATGAGCAGATGGACCTGATCGAGAACCACATTCTTCTCGATGCACAGAAGGTACTAGACATTGCTGAAGCAGCCTTCCATCAAGACCTTTCTGAGGGCACAAAACATGGGGATTGAAAGCTATGTCGACAGGCGTTCCATCGCATGCGTCGGCGCCAGCGCAGGCTTCACATCAGTCAGTAGGTTCAACATCCCTGCGCTGACACAAGCACAGAGCACCACTGACTTTATTACGATGAAGCGGGTTGCAGAAACGACGTACAAGTGCCAGGCAGCGGACAACAAGGCGTCAGCTTACTCTCTTAAAGAAGATCTGCGCCGTATGGGCATCAAGGTCTCGTCGCTCTCGTTAAGAATTAACTCAAGAGAAGGCACCGCCACAACGTAAGCCTATATATAGATACATAACCACTCATCCTTCACTCTCAATCTCATGTCTATTAAAGTCAGATCAACTTCACAATCAGCATTTACTCCTCTTCCTGTTGTTCCTAGTCAAACAAGAGTAACTCAGCGCCGTCGTGCTCAAACTAGGGATGCAGCACAACAGCATTTTCCTACAGTTCAAGAGGACATTGCACAGTATCAACAGCTTCAATTAAGTCTGAAGCAGCTCGAAGATTCAATGAAGCCTCTTAAGGAGCGTATGCTTCGGCACTTGCAGGCACATGCTGTAAACGAGCTTGAATCTGCAGATGGTTCCTATTCAATCAAGCTACGCTCTCGCACCTCATGGGAATATAGCGACAAACTGAAGATTAGAGAAGAGAACCTTAAAGCGGCTAAGAAATTAGAGCAGCTCAAAGGTGTAGCTAAAGCCTCTGTCAAAGAATATGTAGAAGGTCGACTATCTGACTAGAACAGAACTGTTGTAAACCTACCTCTTTAAGATCATGACTAACAGATGCACAAAGGACGACCTCCAACAACGTCAGGAAGAAGCTGCCAATCTTCTATCAGAAGGCTGGCCAGGGCGACACATCGTTAAGGTACTTTCCAATAGATACGATGTCTCTCAACAGCAGGCTCGTGACTATGTACGGAAAGGCCGCGAGCTCTTGGTTGAAAGCGTAGCTCCACAAGACAGGGCATTCATGTTTGCTCAAGTCTTGGCTTGCCTCCAGCAGGACAGAATGGATGCCAAAGAAGTGGGGAATATCTCCGCACAAGTAGGCGCATCTAAAGCAATGGTCAATCACCTCAGGCAATTGGCGCAGATTGATCCGATGAGGGACTTTGAGCGGGCTTTCATCGAGGCTGCTAGTAGACAGCAGGCCGCACCACCGAAAGCGCACATTATTAAAGAAGCGCGTGTTGAGAAGCTTGCACGCGATCTGGAAAACTTAGGCCAGACACGACACCTTTCTGACACTGCACAGCCTTGTTTCTAATGGATGATCGCCCTATTGCTGAGATTCCTGTCAACGAACTGACCGGCTGCACTCTCATTCGTGTCTGCGATAAAGCACGTTTCACACTGCTGGGATTGATCCCACCTGCAGAGGGAGGCGGTCTCTTACGACAACCTCGCTGGGTGATCACGAGTAAAGACAATCCCACAAACATTCATAAAATTGAATACGACAATCTGGCTGCTAACTACATAATCATGCCCCCAGATCGTTACAAGCATCTGCTCGAAAATTAAACCGATTACTAACGAACAACAACAAACCATTAAATTGATTTTTTATTCATGCCTCAATGTAAAATTGGATGTTCAGAACAACGGAGCAGTGCATTGAAGGATCCTGTCAGTCTCACGTGGGTGACCCCAGAAGCGGAGCGGATGATCATCCGTATAGCTCGAGTGAGTGCCCCACAAAACGAAGATAACCTAAAGACAGGCCCACGTCTTTTGAGGTATTTAATTGATCACAGCCACTGGTCACCTTTCGAGATGGCAAACATGTGCGTAGAAATCCATACGGAGAGGGATATCTCTGCTCAGATCTGCCGACACCGGAGCTTTTCATATCAAGAGTTCAGTCAAAGGTACGCGGTGGCTGACAAAGCCCAGACACCTTCTTTTCGTAGACAGGACAGCCGCAACAGGCAGAACTCATTCGATGATCTCTCAACAGATCTTCTTTCATCACTCGAAGACAAAACAGCTAAGCATCTAGCCGAAGGACACAAAATTTATGAGGAGATGTTAGAAGAAGGAGTGGCAAAGGAAACAGCAAGAAGAATTCTTCCCCTATGCTCACCAACTCGCCTGTACATGAATGGCACACTCCGCTCTTGGGTCCATTATCTAGATTTACGCTGCGATGTTGCTACGCAGTATGAACATAGAAACATTGCTAATCAAATTAAAATTATTTTTCAAAAGCAGTTCCCTGTTATTTCAGAAGCCCTTTGGTTTGGGGAATGAAGTACTCAAGCGTTGATGAAGCACTCCACATTCTGTACAAAGGGCAAGACAATGTCGCTGTCACCGCTGCTTCCTTAGGCATGACTACAAAAGCATTGCAGGTCCTTTTAAGTCAGTTTATTAAACAGCGGCCCGTTGATCCAGATATCTGGCAACGTGACGTTGAGCCTTCCTGGCCACACATTACATAGTTCACTCTTTCTTCTCTTTATCAATGCAATACGCCGCAGACTCCAGCTACAGACAAAACACACCTATCAGCTCTGTGAACTCAGGAACCTGTCCCAAGTGTGCTGCCAGATTTTCTTTGTTTGTTTTAGAGAGCAAACGAGTAGGTACTGAACTGTCATCGAGGAAAAGATATGAGTGCTCTAAGTGTCTGCACCGATTTACTAGATACGAAGTTCCTGATACTTTTTACACTCAAGCAGTTAAAAATGCAAAACTTATTCAAAAGCTGCGAGAGTATATAGACAACATGTCAGAGGAAGTTGACAACACTACCGAGAATTGCCGTAACTGTGAATACAATATGAATGATAAATGCAATTTTGATCTTCCGGAATATGGAACTCCCGATGCGACTGATTGTAGCTACTTTAAAATAGAATGCCGGAAATCCCTTGGGGCGTTACGAGCGGGCTAGTGTGCATTGTCGGTGCTACTGTCTGGTTTATTGTATACATCATCAAAAACGATGGGATTTAGTTTCAATCGCAGTGTTTTACTTTCGTTTTTACCCCCCCATCGACTGGTCAAAGTAAGTGACTCCTGAAGATTGCTTCACGCCTTTGAAGGAGAAAGCGGTAAAGGTTTCTGATTACATCAAATGGCTGATCAACGAAAAGCCAGATTGGCAGGAGCATTTTTCGTTTCAAGCCGTCCCGATCCCGTTGGAATTCATTGACATTGAGCCCGCTCTCAAGAAATTAGATCAAGTTTGGCGGATTAATCGGTTGGGACTGCTCCGTGTAGAAAGCATGACAGTTTACGACTGGCATGTAGATGAAAAGCGTGAGTCCTGTGTCAACCTCCTTTACAGCCTTGATAACAACAGTCACACACTATTTGGAACGCAACGAGATCAGCTCAACAAAGATGTCATTGAGTTGAAGTATGAACCAAACACTTTTTATTTGTTTAACAACCAAGTAGAACACACCGTCATTAACCTTGACGGTCCACGCTATCTTTTCTCTCTTTATTTTGAAGAAGAGAAAGACTACCACTCCCTCAAACAACTGCTCCATGGCTGATCCAAGAAGTTACCAAAAGATGACGCATTACTCTTTCGTATGCTTCTGTGAAGTAGGCATCCGAGAATAAAACTACAAGATAAACTGACCATAAATGAAATACAACGTCTGGAATGCAGTTGCTTATGAAGTAACTGACTGGATGATCTATTCTGATCCGCGCTGGGAAATTAATCAAATCGTCATGCTGATACGGGACAACTGTCTGAACGATTGGGTTGAATGGCGTACAGAGCGCACCATGGTAAATGTCGACAAGCAGCTAGACAACATTCAGAATAACCCTAACTTTTACCCTGAGGACGCAGCACCCATCATTAGGGAAATCTCAAAGCAAGATCCAAAAACAGGAATAATCACAGAATTCACACTAGAAATTTCTGCCCCATGGGTGGAGAATGAGGATGAGTAAATTAAACTTGACAGTGGCTAACCTGTACACAGCCTTTATTAAATCCATGAAGGACTCTTCCAATATCGACAAGCACTACCGGCACATCGTCGAAACCCTGGAAACAGCCTATCGCTGTTTAGAGGATCTTATGGATGATCCAATCTTTTTGGATACGATCCACGGCGAGCAGGAACTACAGCTGGATCAATCGCTAGAAATGATTGACAGCATGAAATTCTTCTTTCTCCCTGAACATTTGTTACCACAGTTCCTGGATCGCGACAGGTTTGACCCTGCTGATGTATCATAAGCGAGTACTCAGCACAGCTACTCATGGCTATGTTCACTCCTCGCTCTCAGCTCCGTGACATGCAGCAAGCCGCTGCAGCACAGCTTCTCGCTGGAGCTAGCCGCGACCCTCAGGCAAACCAGCAGGCTTTATATCAAAGCGTAGCTGCTTCTTTGCTGCTTGGTTCTCCAGTGCAGGTCCTTGAAATTGAAAACAACTTTCTTGATGACAATGATCTGATGCTCTGAATCCTTAAGGTTTTTTACCGGACCTTCCCTACCACCATTGTTACGCTGAAGTACGCAAACTTCAGTAGTAGCAATGGTTTTTTATTGGTGCAAGGCCATGTACTGTGCAGATTCATTCACTGCATAATGAAATACGCGAGAGAAATATCTACCATGATTGGAGTAGATCCCAAGACCTGTGCCAACAACCTTGCATGGGCAGTTTTGACCAGAGGCTCACAAGGCCGCTCAGAAGTCGTAAAGGTGACCAACCACGAAGAAGCAGATGCTTTTGTGCAGAACAACCCTGAAATGTTCTATAAATCAGGACCTTTCGTAATCAGCTAGAAGTATTACAAAATCTACACATCCCCAACAAGACGAACAGGTCGACTACGATGTGATAGTTCCGCTTGATAAAATGTCTTCTTCCGTTTCCTCTTGGGTGGTTTTGGTTTATCACGTAGACCACGAAGCACACGCTGCACACTTCCCTACCATGGACCATGCGGAGGACTTTGCAAACACTGTAAGGGTCGCTAGTTCTTTGTGCGTGAGTGAGCCTTTACCGGTGGCTCCAGTGTCAAAGCTAACTGCATTAGCCATTAAAGAAAGATGTTGAGCTCCTGCTAATGATTCGGTTTTAAAATTTTAAATTTGTCATGCTATCTTATGGATAGCATTTTTTTTGTCTAGTGGCTGTTGTATTAAGCGTATCCGTCCCTGAGGCATTGCATACCAAATGGAAAGAGTCAGACATACATATCAGTCCTTCTGCATTGTTTCAAACTGCATTAGAAACTGAGTTAGACAAAACAAATAGGCACCTCGTTTATTGGAGCTCACGTGCGCTGAGCGCAGAGAAGAAATTAAAAATGATTGCCAACTTGATCGAGGCTCAGGGGAAAGACGTCAAGAAATTTCTTTTGTTTGAACACGAATCTTAAATAAGACATGGACCCGCTTAGAATAATTCGAGACCCGCAGCAAGCTATGTCTAACACAACTGATGCGCATAAATACTTCCCTTTACTCAAAAATAACGGTGAAAAGATCCTGTTAGTCTCCACTATGGAAGAATTGCTTAAGAAAGGATACCTTAATTCAGAAACAACACAAGCTGCTTTTATAAAGATGTGTTTCTCTAGGGGGTTAAATGATTACTTGAAAGAAGTCGCATACGAGGGGTAGAATGAAAGTTACTGTAATCAGCACAAGGTTGGGGGAATCGAATAAAAAATGAGTCAAACTAAAACACAATTATTTGACACGGCTGTTAACGGACCAGCTGCATTGAAAACCGGCACACATAACGCAACCTTAGATGCTTCCGGTAATTTAAATATCGGAACTGGAAACCTTATAGTCGCCAGCGGCAAAGGCATTGACTTCAGTGCTACGTCAGGTTCAGGTACTTCTGAACTGCTGGATGATTATGAAGAAGGTACGTGGACTCCGTTTTTCTGCAAAACGTCGTCAGAAGAAAATATGTTTGTAAATAACAACCTTGCAATATACCAAGCGGACTATCGCAGAATAGGCGATACGGTTTTTGCTTCTTGTTATATCCAAAACGATTCTTCTTTTTCATACGACACAGGTAGAGGTGCTACTGAGCCAATAAGTGTCGGAGGTTTACCTTTTCCAGTCAAAGGCACTAACCACTTCTATCCCGGCACTGTAGGGTATTTTGCTGGCTGGACAGGTTGGAGTGCGGGTTTTTCACCTATGTGCTACGCCCTGACGGCTGGGTCAAGTATCGTCCTAACTTACGCTGTTGCGAATGGTGTGACTAATATACAAGCCCAGTATTTGTTAAACGCTAGCTCATCTGTCATGGTTGGAGTTGCATACACTGCAGCCTAAACATCTAAACCTATCACTGCCAGTCGGCAGTCCTTAAAATGGCTTTTACAGAACACACAGAATACAAAGAAGAAATCCTTCCAAATCAAACCATTCAAATTCGTCGTGCTGACATCGTTAAAAAAGATGGTGTTGAAGTGGGTCGTACCTATCACCGCAACGTTGTTGCCCCTGGACAAGACGTAAGCGATCAACCCGCAGAGGTCCAAGCTATTGCCGCTGCACTTTGGACAGGGGAAGTTATTGCGGCGTATCAGGCAGCAGTTGCCTCCAATAGTATGTCTGAGGCTGAGTAGCATTTAACAATATCAGGAGGCTGCTGAGGTTAAACTAACATTAGCTGCAGCCTCCAATTGGACACACACATCTTGTCGCTATCTTCAAACGAGTTAAGCACCCTTTACTGTGTAGCACAGGGAAAGAAAACCGCCTTGGGTATTAACAATTCGTACAACGACGATTACAGAAACTTGCGTTCTGTTATTAAAAAAATTGACACTATAAGAGGTGCTGAATGAAATACGACACTCCAAAAGTAACGGTTATTTTAAATAAAACTACTAGTGCTGTTAGTGATACTTGTCCTACAGCTACAAATAATATTAAAGAAAATATCAAGAACCGTGATTGGACTATTAAAAACTTTGGTTATGGTCCATTAAACCCAGATTCTCCTGATCCTGGCTTCTGGGAGAAAAAGTCTGAACTATGGAATAGCGATGTCGACACTGTAAAAACTGCACTTTGTGGTAATTGTGCCGCATTTGATCAAACAAATAAAATCTTATGTTGCATTGTTGATGGCATCAACGAAACAAAAGCAGCTGATCCTATGGACGTCCAAAATTTAGCCGACCTTGGTTACTGTCAGCTCTTTAAGTTTAAATGTGCCGCAAGCAGAACATGTGACGCTTGGCTTCACGGTGGTCCTATTCAAGATTGTGACGATTCCCTTTAATAGCCCACTCCCTTATTAAAACCAACCAAAATAATGCTGTGGTAGGACTTGCTCGTCTTTATTGTGATCGAAATGGCGCTCTCTGGCTATTCGACGTTCCTATAAGCAAAGTCGAGAAAAAGAAAGAAGAACTTATGAATAAAGGCTGGGTAGTTACCCACATTCAAATCGTTTAAAGAGTGGAGCATTGCCCATGCTTCTCGAGGCAATGGGCTTACCGCTGATGCTCCGGGCAGCGGAGGACAAACCATCAGGTGATGGATGCCCTCATACATTAGGGTCTTTAAAGCCATCGTGCCAAAAGAAAACACGTCTTTCGATTAATTCTTTAAATCTTTTTCCCTGCGCTCTACCATCTCCAGGATCTTGCGCTCCTCAGAGTAAGGGTTCCTGGCCCGCACATAGTCATGAACTGCAGGAACCAACCACTCTTGTGGTGGCCAACAGTTATCCCAATTCACAGGCTTGCCGCATTCCACAATAATTGTAGAGAAGGCAAGAAGGTAACTCCAAAAACAATACAGACTCATCAGTCTGATCTTTCTCCTGACATCTTACGTTTCTCAGACTTACTTACAGCCTTACGTGCTTTACGTGCGCGATCAGTATTAGGAACAAACTGCTTCCCCTCACGGCTGGCACGTTTCTTTTTTTCGTCAGTCTCGCGACGCTCCTCTTTACTTAGCTTGGCCCATGCTTTTTCAGGTAAGTAGCGTTCTGTCCTACCCTTCTCAATTGCTTTATCTGCCACGGACATTTACCTCCCCACTAGGCTGGACATTCATGGTATAACTATAGGGTTTACCGTACCCTTGTTGTACTAAACCTCTTCCAACGTTTGCAATTCCTGTCGGAAGAATAAACGAACTTTTCCCCATGTCTTTTTTCAAACCATCTTTACTTGTAGGTGCATAAGAAAAATTATATCGATCTTCAATTGTTCTGCCTTCTCCGTTAGGTGTAGGTTTTGACCAATAAGAGCCTACTGATTTGGCAATTTGCCAACGTTGCCCTACGTCTGTCGGTAGTAGTGCTTTACTAGGGACTAGCGCTTCTGTAGAACCTCCATAATAAACAGGTGTCTTACCTCTAAGCAAGCTTTGTTTTATATATTCAGGTCCAGTGCTTTGATTAATTACTGCGTCCCTGTATGCAGGCTCTCTAAATTTGTCTTCTTGTTCTTTAATATCAGAAAAAATTTGTTTTCCAACTTCAGGGGTAACTCTCATCCCTTCTGCGCCTGTACCTGATATATAACGCAACATCATATTTGTATTTAAATCATATTCATTTTGCAGGTCAGGATTGCTTTGGTAATGTGATGCAATTTTTCCTATATCTTCTTTATTCCTAAGAGCAACTCCTACTGGATTTGCACCTGCTGTGATGGTTGCTTTTAAAGCATTCGTAAATTGTCCTTGCTCAGCAAAACGTCCAGGTGTACCCGCAGGAGCGTCACGCATTGCGATACGACGTCGGATTTTTTCGTTAAAATCTTGTTGAGACCGTTGACTTGCTGCAGTGATCGGAGAAGCGGTCCCGCCACCAGGGAGCCAGCCTCCTAGCTTTTTGTCCGCTTTTTTCCAAGCGTCACCTGCAATGCGAAATAGGCTCATTAGGCTGCAGCAACACTAAAAGTCACAACCGCAGCTGTACCCCCTGCTTCAGAAACAAACCTAGGCCGAATCCATCTAACAGGAGTGTTTCCAACACTATAAACGTATGGTCCATTAGCCGTAATTGTCTTCGGCGTAATGATCTGTGCAAAGTTTGTTCCGTCAATACTACCGTCAAGTTGCACTATCACGTTCGTATTTATATTAGTCACATTAACGGTAAGTGTATAGCTCGTAGTACTGAAAAAATTATTTAAAGCCACCTTCAATAAATTACCTAGCCCTGGAGCGCTTAGTGCAGAGCTGGTGTCAAAAATAGTATCTTGAAAGTACGTGATCGCCATGATAAATCTTCTTTGTTTCTATTCTAAGTTACTTGTTTTTCTCGTACTCGTCTTTAGTCATCCACTTCTCTTTGCCCCAACGTTTTAAATCTTTTTGACTAGAGCTCTTTCCACCCTTATAACCCCCTCCTTTTTCTTTATAAGCCTTAGCAAGCATCTGAGCCTTACGTGCCGACCACTGTCCTGATTTTCCTCCTTTCGCACCAGCCATGATCCTGTCTTTGATATTCTCACGCATCTCTGGCTTCGTATATTTACTATCGTCTTGAGCCATTAGAAAACGTTGGTAGTGCTTGTCAATTTTACTTTAAACAAACATCAAAAAAGCCCAGATGCTTAGCACCCAGGCTATTTTCTTCAACGAATCAGAAGCTGTACTTCAAGCCCGTCTTAGCACCGTAACCATTCTCTTCTCCAGTAATCATAGAAAGCTCTCCATATACAGAAACTTTCTCGCTGACTGCAACTGCACCACCTGCTTTGGCTGAGAATTCAAACTCACCATCAAGGCTGTTTGGAGACAGGTATGCAGGACCTCCTTGGATATAGTAAGAAGCCTGTTCGTTCGCACCTTCCCAACCTACGTGCGCCTCATGAATGGCACCCTGATACACGGTTCCTGAATAACCGATATTGCTTTCGATGTTGAGATATGGGCTTGCGATTGACGCAGGAGCTGCGGCAACAAGGGCAGCTGTGGCAGCAAGAGCTGTCTTAAACATTGGTCTTTATGCATAAATAGGACTCTTAAAAAATAACACCGCTAAACCATAAAGAATGCTACATGACAATCTAGGTTCTGGACTAAACATAAAAAAAGAGGGCCGTAGCCCCCTCGTCTTCATAAGTATTTTTTAGTATTTTAAAAAATACCAGGGATCAATTGGCCAGTAGTGGCGTATGCACCAATAGCAGCAATAACACCAAGCATTGCTAGGCGCCCATTAAGGCGTTCAGCCTTTTCGTTGTGATTCATGGAAACCTCCATAACGTACATTTGTGGTTCTGTGGCGTATAGGTTTGTCCTACCGCCGTCTTCAGTTACTGTAGTCATTACATTAAAAAAGGCCCTAATAAATAGAGCCTACGTAGATCAACCAACAGAAGGCGCGACTAATGCCACAGGGGTGGAACTAGTTGCAGCCAGGTCGAGAGGGAAGTTATGAGCGTTGCGCTCGTGCATCACTTCCATGCCGAGTCCGGCACGGTTGAGAATGTCGGCCCAAGTGTTTACAACACGCCCTTCAGAAGACTGGATTGACTGGTTAAAGTTGAAGCCGTTCAAGTTGAAGGCCATGGTTGACACGCCTAAAGCAGTAAACCAGATACCAACCACAGGCCAGGCAGCGAGAAAGAAGTGCAAGCTACGACTGTTGTTAAAGGAAGCGTACTGAAAGATAAGGCGACCAAAGTAGCCATGAGCAGCCACAATGTTATACGTCTCTTCTTCTTGTCCGAACTTGTAGCCATAGTTCTGAGATTCTGTTTCAGTCGTCTCGCGTACGAGTGAGCTTGTAACCAAACTTCCGTGCATAGCAGAAAAAAGAGAACCACCAAAGACACCGGCGACACCCAACATATGAAACGGGTGCATAAGGATATTATGTTCTGCTTGGAATACCAACATGTAGTTGAAGGTTCCTGAGATTCCGAGGGGCATCGCATCAGAGAAAGAGCCTTGACCGAAGGGATAGACGAGGAACACTGCGGATGCAGCAGCAACAGGTGCGCTGTATGCAACACAGATCCAAGGGCGCATGCCCAAGCGGTAGGAAAGTTCCCACTCACGTCCCATATAGGCGTAGATGCCGATCAGGAAGTGGAACACAACCAGTTGGAAAGGACCGCCGTTGTAGAGCCACTCGTCGAGTGAGGCAGCTTCCCAAATTGGGTAGAAGTGCAGGCCGATAGCATTCGAGCTAGGCACCACAGCTCCCGATATGATGTTGTTGCCATACATCAGAGAACCTGCAACAGGCTCACGGATTCCATCAATATCGACAGGAGGTGCAGCGATAAAAGCTACAATAAAACAAATAGTGGCAGCGAGCAGTGTCGGGATCATGAGTACGCCAAACCAACCTACATAAATGCGGTTATCGGTTGAAGTCACCCAATCGCAAGACTGCTCCCAGCCGGACGCCCTAGATGCGGGCTGAACGGAAGAGATCATGCGGAAAAAGTATTAAAAAACGCCTAATTCAGAAGGCGTAATATAAGTATAGGAGAGTAACCCGGACTATGCGTAAATTTTTTAATTATTTGCTTCTATCGGTTATGACTGTTCTGCCTGCAAGCGCTGAAAAGCGTGTTGAGACAATGCCTCAAGGGAAATGTGATTATGCGGACGAGATCATAGCGACAGTGTACGCGGACGACTACTTCTCACGTCCTGAAAACAGACATAAGCGGGACCGAATTATAAAAAATGTATTAAACAACTCGGTCCTGTGTGACCCTAAATACTATTAATTCATAAAGCCTTCTTGCTTGAGCCATTCACCAGTTTTAGGAGTCGGTATAAAAACCTGCCACATTTTCTTATCGCTTGCACAAACGCGTAGTCCCTCAACCGTTTGCGTATCTGAATACATCGCCATCATTGCTTCGGCTTCAAACGGAACAGCGTTTGAAGGGTAGGTACGCTCTGCCCCACGTCGAATCCAATCCGGAACGGTCTCCTCGCTGTAAATCAAACCTGTAAACGTATTATCGATCGTGCCTGCCATACAGTCCTGTGCGACATGCCAACCTTCATGACGGATGACCTGGACCATACGTGTTGGCTCAGACAAGTACGCTCGATTCAAAAAGAAGTTGTTCCCCTTGACGTTATAGAGCCCCCTCGTGTTACCTAAGAAGTACCGCTCATCTGCAAGATAAACATTTACACCGATATCAGTGAGCGACGTAAGTATTGAATCCAACTCGGCATCCCATACTTCATAAGCAGTGCCTAAATCACGCCAAGACGTAATCTTGTCAGTACCTATCGTGCACTCTCTGAGCATCATGCAACCCATCGAGTCAAGGCTGCGCCAGGTTTTTACTTCGGGGTCTGCTGTAGCAGGTAGACAAAAAGCAGCCGCAGTCACTGCAGCTAGAAATAACTTTTTCATAGTGGTAGAGAAGGTAATCCCTGCGGTACTTCAATGTTTCCAGGTAGTTCAGGTACAGGCAGAGACTCTGATAGAGCACCGCTGATCAGTTCCTTTAGTTGCGTGGTTACAATGGTTTGCGCGTGTTTCTGTAAACTCTCTCTATTTTGTACTACTACACCTGCAGTTGCAATAGCGCTGATAACAAATGCGGTGTTTAAAACAGTTAAAACATTAAGAATGCGCTGCATCTTACGTAAGCGATTGGTTTTTTCGAGTCTAGAATGAAGTGACTTAAACACGTCCCATGGAAAACCAGCACGAAATTTTTCCTTTCTTACGCAAATTAGAGGACAATTATCGTGCAGTGAGAGAGGAAGTGATCACAATCCTCTACAACGAAACCGTTAATCAAAAGGCTTATTTTAAACCGTGGCCCCAAAAGGACATTTTTACAGGTGAATGGGATGTTTTTCGTCTTTATGCCTTTGGAGAGCAATGGGTAGGTAACTGTAAAAAATGCCCCGTGACCACAAGTTTTTTACAAAGCATTCCAGGCGTCGTCAACGCAGCCTTTTCATCTATTGCTGTAGGTACACACATTGATGTACATACAGGACACGATGACAGTACTTACAGGTGTCACCTAGGCTTAATGGCTCCTGAACAAAATAAGCTTCCCACTGACACAGTGTTTCAGGACAAGTCAAACCGTTGCGGTATGCAGGTTGAAGAGAAATTTTTTCATTGGGAAGAGGGAAAAGCCTTTGTATTTGATGACACGCAAGCGCACGAGACCTGGAACTACGGAGACCGCACCAGGATCGTGCTTCTTATTGATTTCAAGCGCCCGGAACCAGGCCTTCCCCTTGAACAAGTAAGTACTTTCTACACTGATGCAGTAAACACTACTCTTTGACATAACCAAGAAAAAACCCCTTTGAAAGGGGCTTGCTCGTCTCACTTGGTGTAAGTACGTCCTCGATACACGAAGGTGCCGTGGACTGGGGCAATTGGAGAAGCAGGTGTGTATTCCACACCGCGATAGTGGGTGTCCATAATACGGGCACGCTCTAGCTCTTTACGAGCACGGACCACATTGCGACGCGCACTTTTAACGCTCATGATTGTTAGATCAGACATTGGAAACTCCTAATGAGGGGAAATTTCCCGTTCCTTCAGCACTTACTTGCTTACTTGCGTCTCCTAATTAGGGCCAGATTAGGCCTTTGTCAGGAGATGAACGTATAACAATTGTAGCAAGAACCTACGGCTTGTGGCAAATGTTACTTAACTGTTGCATTTAGGGTGCGTCCTCACCTGGATGGTGGCAAGGACGGTCAGTTTCCAGACGTGAGAAACAGCAAAAATCACGTCTCCCTAGGGCCTGGCGCTGTTCTTCTTCGACCCGGTTGTATAATACACATAACAACAGACATGTGCATGCGGCGTGGCCTCCTCCTCAAAGCCAAAACTTATCGGCTCTGTGTGCAGTGATTCCGGCTCGATCTCTGTGTTGGATCCGTGCCATCTCAATACTACAAAAGCAGGCGAGGTTACTCTTCCTCGCTGTAGCCTTTACACGTCGTTTGATACAGAAATTGGAGACGGTGAATTCCAAGTCTACGAAATGAGAGACGGCAAAGGTAAACTGAAGTGTATTGTGATAAATCTTGAATGAGACAGGTAGACCCTTATAAACACCCCAACCAATGGCTAGAACTTACTTTGTTGCGCTTAATAGAAGAAGGGAAGCCGGGAAATAAAGAAACACTCCATATGGCTATCCATGCAATCACACATTGGCTCGAGCCGGGTCTAATAGATGACGTATTCGGTCACTGGATGGAGGATTACAAGGTTTCTTTAAACGAAGACGAAAACAATCATAATAATTTTGATTCGCCGTGTTCATACGAAGATCCTTCGGAATAAGACCCACTACGTGACAGTGCTCCCATACTTCATCGTCGGGGTAGGGTGGGCGCGTCCAGTAAAATTCTCTCTTGACTGCATCAGGTGTGAAGTCAGGGTATCTGTTGCTCCATCTTGAGAAGGCTCGGAATTGCCTATCCGGATCAGCTGAAGTGCAATCAATAACAGTAGTGTCACCAGGGGGAACACACCACCGCAGGCGTTGAACTTCCTCAAACCCTTTCCTAATCGCTTTAATACCTGATTTTCCATTTAATTTACCTCGAAGAGTACGTGCTCTTTTGTTCTTGCGTTGTTTGTACCAATCGTTGAGTTGTCTAGGTGAACTGCCTACCGCAAACCCAATATTCCAAACCCAAAAATTATTTAATTGTAAAAACCAAGGCTCAAGAAAAACCTTACATAATTGACCATTTACGTCGAATGTAGAGCTAGTAAACTTGCGGCGTACTCGTAGTGACATCGTGGAAGAGCTACTGGCGATGATCCAAAGGGATCCTGAACTGTGGGACCTAGTGGAACAGCTAAAGCACCAAGACGAAGAGCCTAGTGACTTCATTTTAAATGTAGCGCAAATGTTGGCGATTGAATTTGAAGATTTACATCGGACAGATTTAAACGACAAGCTAGACGCTCTGTTCGGAGGCCTTCCTCCTAAAGCATTTAAAATGGTCCCGTTGTTTCTACATATTGCCTTGGACATCTTCATGATGCGTGCGGTCCCCAACCAAGCAACTAACGAGAGTTAAAATGCAGGCCGGTCTAGTATTTTGCGATTTTGATAATCAAAACGTACTCTGTTATACAGAAAACAGAAAAAATGTAGAGCTCGTCTCAGTAGCGAATCGCAACAATTTAAACAAGGCGATCTGCCTGAGTGATCTTACAGAAATGAAAAATGTTCAAGAAAGGTTACAGAACGCAGGTTTTATTGCTGACGTGTATATCGTAAATATTGCTACCCTCTACAAGGGCTATTTCTAAACTCGTATCAAGATGAGACTTGTCTTTGACTGTGAGACTAACGGTCTCCTTCACGTATTGGATAGAGTGCATTCATTAGTTATAAGGGACGTCGACACAGGAGAGATAACAAGCTGCTGCAACGCTACTGGTTATAAGACAATTGAAGAAGGGCTACAACTTTTAAGCCAAGCTGACCTGCTTATTGGCCACAACGTAATAAATTTTGATATGCGGGCGCTCGGTAAAATTTACCCCGAGTTTAAAATTAAAGACGACTGTAAAATATATGATACGCTAATTGTCAGTAGAGTATGGGCGCCAGAATTAGAACCTGTTGATACCCGTAAATATGCACATATCGAAAGCAAATACAAAGGTAAACACTCATTGGCAGCATGGGGTGAGCGTTTAGGTGTACAGAAGATTAAATTTCTACAAGAAAGTAAAGAAAAACTACCAGCATCAGCAAACCCTTGGGAGCACTGGTCTGAAGAAATGCAGAAATACTGTGAAGGAGATACTCTCGTATCCCTGGCCCTTTATGAGTATTTTCTGACGCAATCTTTCGATAAGAGGTGTCATGAACTAGAGCACGAATTTGCATGTATTATGACAATGATGGAAACATTTGGGTTTCCTTTTAATGAACGTGCTGCTTATGCCTTGGTCAACACCCTCAAAACTAGACGGGATACAATCTACGATCAGCTCCAGGCGGTTTTTCAACCAATTGTTCATAAAAGAATCTCTCCTAAAACAGGCAAACATCTTAAAGAGCAAGTCATTTCGTTTAACCCAGCGTCACGTAAACAAACAGCAGAACGGCTACAAGAGCGCTACCCCGAAATTGTCTTTAAAAAAACCGAAAAAGGTAATGTCCAGCTGGATGACGACATTCTTGAAACCCTTGGTAAGAAATATTCAGAAGCTAAACTACTGGCTGAATACCAACTTCTCAATAAGCGCCTTGGCCAAATTGCTGAAGGTAAACAGGCGTGGTTAAAACATTGTCAGGTATATGAAGATAGTAAAATCCATGGCACGGTTATTACAAATGCATGTATCAGCGGAAGAGCATCGCACCGTAGTCCCAACATGGCACAAATTCCTAGCGTCGGTCATGCTTATGGCGCGGAATGTAGAGCCTTATTCGCTGCTCCTGTGGGTTGGCTTCTTGTTGGTGCTGACGCAAGTGGGCTGGAGTTGCGTGCACTTGGCTCATGGTTGGCACACTTCGACGGTGGAGAGTATGCAAGTTTAGTCAGTGAAAACGGGTTCGACATACATACCTATAACGCTAAACTTTTCGGTATATTTGACGGCGTCGGAGAAATAGACAAGCGTACAAGAGATCTCTCCAAACGGCTAATATATGCGCTACTTTATGGCGCTGGAGCTAAAAAGGTAGGTAGCGTAATTGACTATGATTTAGATGATACAGGCCGCTACACCTTAGGTAAAAAAACTATAGATACTTTCTATAAAAACCTGCCCGCCCTAAAACAACTCCTAGATAAAATTGAAAAACGAATTGACACACGTGGGTATCTAATAGGCATTGACGGAAGAAAACTACAGATTCGCTCAAAACACTCTGCTTTAAATCAACTTCTGCAATCTACTGGTGCCATCACAGTTAAGAAAGCAACTTGCATCCTCTACCACGATTTACAAAAGTTGGGCCTTAAGTGGGGCGAAGACTACGCATTCGTAGCGCACGTTCATGATGAGATCCAAGCTCTAGTACGTCCGAACTTAGTTAATCACTACAAAGCAACTGCTATCAATTCTTTTGAAAAGGCTGGTGAATACTTTAATTTATTGTGCCCGATGACTGGGGAAGCCCGTGTCGGTGCAAACTGGATGGAGACACACTAACAATATTGTTACAATCCTTGCAAATCTAGAGCAAGAGCCTAGATTAAACGCGCTGACACTATTTAAATGAAAAAACCCAGCGTTGAAAACTCAATCGATGTTATCGAAAGTTCAGGTTCCCTTGAAAAATTTGACTACGTCGAATTAATAGAACTCTATACAGATCTTGAACAATGGGTCGATATTATGAATAAGCGCTTAGCCGAAGTGCGCACTGAGATTGTAAATCGTATTGATAAAAATCTCATCCCCACTAAAAAGAAATGACAAACGATCTTGCACAAGACAAGTGGGAAGTCCGTTTCTTGCAAATGGCACACCAAGTTGCCACATGGAGTAAAGATCCGAGCACAAAAGTCGGGTGCATACTCGTTAAAGATAAAAAAGTTGTCAGCATGGGCTATAACGGCTTCCCTGCTGGAGTCAATGATGACTTAGACCGCTTGGCTGATCGTTCCGTAAAATACGAAATGACCGTCCACGCTGAGGTTAATGCTGTCATTACAGCTGCTTTACATGGAAACTGCACGGCAGGGGCAACTGCGTATGTAACGTTCAGTCCTTGTAGCCGTTGTGCTGCTGTACTAATTAACGCTGGTATCAAAACCGTCGTTATCTCAGCGCGTAGTATTGTTCCCGATCGTTGGCTAGACAATTTTCATCTAGCTGCAAAACTCCTGAACGAAGCAGGAGTCGGTTACGAAATCATTGATCCTAATTACTAAACATGAACTCCATCGAAGCCTGCGGCAGATTTATTGGCAAAGGAACGACTGACACAGGAGTCAGTTGTATCAAACTAGAAATTGACGTGCAAGGGACCAAACCAGTCCCTGTTCCCGTCTACGTAATCCCTACACGGGCAGTTGCTGATACGTATCTGCCTGATGCCTTTGAGCCCAATAGTCAGATCCTGTTCAGTGGTCGTCTGTATCACCTAAAACATGAAGGCAGGATGTACGTTGCACCCACAACTCCCCTGCAGGTGGTGAATCAAGGAATTAGCTTGAATCACGTCACGATCGCAGGCGGTATCGGCTACATCGCAGACGAAGTTAGAGAAGACTTGTTCTCGTGCGGTGTCATGTGCACAGCTACCCCTCAAAAATTGCTGGGATTTACCTGGGACGACAGCGTCGGCTTCAAGCTTGAAGCTTGGGGTGATGATTCCGTACGCATGCGGAAATTTCTTTACAAAGGGCGTCAACTCGTTGCCTCAGGTTCCTTGCGTTACGACGTATGGAAGGACAAGAGCGGGCAAAGAGCAGCTGGATACAAAATCCGTACAAAAGCAGGCCACTACTCGTTTTTTGGTCCTAATCAACCTCAAGAAAAGAAAAGTGAAGAACGGCAACCCGTAGCTGCTCACAGTCCTCTTGCCTCTCCGCTTGTACCTGATACGGACAACATCCCTTTTTAAAGAGCCATTTCATTCCCCTTCGCTATGCTTGTAGCGAAGCACTGGTCTCGGGAAACCGAGGCCTCTTCTTTGTAAACCTAATCGAAACTCATGTCAGTTCTTGACCGTTATCTAAACACCGACAAATACCAAGGTGTCATGCGCGAACTTGCTATCGCGCAAATCCTTAATGAGAAGTCCAAGCCAGGGTTATTCATTAAGCAAAATGCTCTAGATCGTTGCGGCTTCACAGGCAGTGCATCCGACTTCCCGAATGCAGAAGCAGACTACGAACACATCTTCAATACAGGTGACACAGAAAAAGGGATGTTTTTTAAAACGCCCCGACTACTAATCATCCACGGTGGCGGACCTAAGGACACCACTTTTATTGAAAACTCAGCTAACAAGGGGGAAATCGTTGGTACTTACCCTCGAGACAGCTTCCTTTACGACGATTGGGCCGATCAAAATCCAAGTCAAAACTGCCCTTATAAGAGGCGTCGTTTGATTCTTGTTTACCTGATTGACAAGAAAGGCAAAGCAGCTCACAAAAAACCTCTGATCCTGTCACTGCATGGGGGCGCATCAAAGGAGTTCGTGTCAGCTTACAATCGATTCCTCGAGCAACTTGAAGGGGCCTTTAGTGAAAAGTTTGATCTTAAAAGCGCTACAGGCTTTGATCCTAAACAAGCAGCTGCCGCAATTTTCACGCCTACTTTTGGGACTGTGATGTACGGCGAAACAAAAAAATCTGCTATCGCAGTGCCTAAAAGCTGGCTCGAGCCTACTGCTAAAAACCTCGAGGAGTTCTTCCCTGAGGATAATGAAGATATCGATTTCATTGAGGACGTTCACTCAACTGTCCCAATGGAAGTTTATTGCGCTAAATTTTTCAAGCAGTGTGAAAAAGAGATCGGTATTAACGCTATCTCCCCCAACGTAGATATGGCTAATCTGACGCTACCTAGCCCAGAATCAGGTGGTATCCGCGCAATGCTTTCAACACGTGACGAAACAGGTGCAATCGTAGGCGGTCTGCAGTAATCTTAAACAGGTTCCTTGAGAACCCATGACGAGTGAATACATCGAGTCGGGCGTGAGACACCCGGCTTTTTTTTGTGCGCTCATTTGGTTTAAAATATAATTAAAGATTGTTAAGAACATGGGTGCTTCTCCAGAAAACGTGGCCGCACGTGGTGGGCGTGCAAAAAGAGCTGACGGTAGTCGCATCGCTCCAGGAGAAGAGTCCAGCGGGACACGCGTCTATCGGCGAATTAATAGACCTGCTATCCCAAAACCAGGGGCGGCTGATCGGCAAAATAAAGACAATGACGAACGTTTGCGTAGGCAAGAACGCGCACAGTTTTCTAAAACAACTAACCGAAAGCAAAGCGTAGACGATCAAGAAAAGGCACAAAAAGCTAAACAATTAGCTACTAAATATACGGAACGCCCTGATGCACCTAAAACACAGCCAGGTCAGCGAGGGCGTACTCCAAATATCGGAGAAACCCCTAAAGGCCCAGGAACTGGTATGTACACACAGCCAGGTATGCCAGGGCGTAGCACGGTTTCACCTGCAGATAAGCAAAGAGAACAAGATAGAAAACAAGAAAAAGCACAGGTACAGGCTCTGCAGCAAGAAAACCCAGGGCAACAGTATTCAAGCCGCTAATTCTTTACTTTTTTAGTAACTTCTGTATAATTTTCTCAGATTTACGTATGTATTTCTGAGCATCTTCTCTTGTGACACATAGTTGAGCTTTCTCTTGAACGTTAATTAGTTTTTTAACTTGTTTTGAAGGGTTCATTCTTTTCGAATAGTGCGGAGAGCTGCTGTTTCGTACTGCACAAGCCGTTCACACAAGCCGCGAATAGCAGCCTGTCTGAGCACACAGATATTTAACAAGCTTTTAGCCGCATCTCTTAATTGCTCTGCACTAGTCGCTTGATCTAGTTCAGCTGTAATACGAGCTTTCAAAAAGTCGTCTTCAAGAGTTGCTTTTAAATTTAATGCTTCAAAAGGTATCTCAATCAGCTCAAAATCAGACACAACGAAACAGCATAATAAACATTCTAGCGTAAATTTAAATAAAGTACCCTCTGCTACCTGTTTTTTTTTAATTAAGACTACTGTATTGACAAAGAGTGATTTGTGCCTAAACTCTGTCTGGTACAAAAGAATTCATGGCAATCCGTACAAGCACTAGTGGCCAACAAACAATCCAGGCTACTCCTAAGAAAACCTCTATAGGAAAGGGGCGCCGTAAGCGTGGCTCATTCAAGGTCAAAAGCCAAAAGCCCTATCGCGGGCAAGGCAAGTAAACCATGGCAGATCGAAAATCCTACCGTGAAATTCTGGAAGATGTAGAGGAAGTCGAATATCTACTCTATTGTGAAAGCATAGATGAAGAGACAAAAGAAGATCTTAAAACTATTTGGGGTGATTTAAAAAGTCGAGAAGCTTACAAATTCGATGCGATAATCGGTGTCATAAAAGAATGTGACACCTGTATCGATCAATACTCCAAAGAACTAGGTGAGCTGAAAGATCACGTTTCTTATTGGAAAAACAAGCGCAAGGACATTATTAACATTATTAAGTTGGCCTATCAAGCAAATTTAATAAACTCAAAACCGACTGGTGTCAAGTACCAAGCAACAATAAAATCTGTACTTCCTAAAGTCTTAGATAATTTTAATGAATGGACAGTTGAAGAAAAACAACGCTTTAGTTTAAAAAAAACAGTGACCGTAGAGTGTACTCGCGACGGTTACATTTACAAGCACAGGGAAGATACGTTTGCAGATAAAGAAGAATTGCGTCAAGTCCTACTTGATAGCCCGGAAGATGCTCCTGAAGCTGCTTCATTGGTCCAACGAGTCTCAATGGCCTACGGGCTGCGTAAGAGATTGCAAAAAGGTGTGTAACAATCCTTGCCACGTTAAGAAGATCCGATAGTATCTAAAAAACACACATGGAAGATGAAAAAAAAAATCACTGCCACTCACTGCAAGAATGGACCACAGTTGACGAAAACGGTGTCGTCACCATCCCTGAGGAAATTCTGGGACTACTTGGTTGGGAGATTGGTGATGAATTACATTGGATCGAAGATGGGAATGGTGAATTTCTTTTAGTTAAAATTAAAGAATCATGAAAAAAGAACAACGCCAGTCGTATTACGACCTGATCGAACAAGCAGCCCAAGTACAAAAACAAGAGCTGTGTTGGGTAAGTAATCTTTATAAGAAAAGACTGCTTGATTTGCAAACCCAACAGGAAGCCTATGAAAATTGGAAAACTAGTAGCTGAATGCCTTGAAGACACGGCCTATCATGTCTGTTTGACAGAGTATGGTATCACTTCATGCTGTTTTGTTTCTTCAGCTCACCTCATTGAAGCAAAAGAAGCGCAACTACGGCAAAGCATCCAGAAAAAAGCATTAGATGCTTTTAGTTGATCCTGGATTAGGGTCATTAAGATTGTTTTGTTGTTGCACCTCAATAATGAGGCAATCTAAAAAAGTTAAGTACAAAGGCACAAAGTCTGAAATTTTGGACCCCATCCTGTACGAGGGGTTTGAAATTAAAAGCCTTAAACACGGGAATACAGGACATCTTCTGTACAAGGCGCCAAGCAAGCTACACAATTGGGAACTCTGCTGGACCATGGATTTGCAGAATGCCAAATCAAGTGTTCTTAAATACAAGGAACATTTGAAAGAAGCTAATAACAGTAAGAGTGATAGTCCCGTAGAATCAAAAGCAAGTTAAAAACGGCGACAGTGGCGCGACCTGTTATGACGAGTCTCATGGACGATCTTGCCATGAGTATTCACGAATACCTGCTTGAGATTTCTACCCCTTACAAGGGAGCTAGATATGTTCTTATTCCACTTACTGAGGTGGTTAAGAAATTTTCACGCAATCACAGGACAATCCAACGTCGCATTCAGGCGCTTAAAAACGAAGGAATTCTTGTCCCAGTGATTAAGCGTCAAACCATCACTCTCTACGAAGTTCGCGATCAAGAGGATCAAGCATGAGCCAAGAGTCAAATAGCGACAAAAATTTAGAAATTATAAATTTTCTGCTTGCTTCTTTCACCGACAACGGTAAATCCCTACGCGCTTTTACTACTAACCCGCAAGAACTGGCTATAACTGTGCTGACAGCAGGGTTGTTGGCTAATGCGAAACTGCTAATTACTCCTGAAGAGGCTGTAAAATCAGCTTTTGATATCCATTCACGCATTCAAAAACACGTGAGTGACTTTCAGTCGATGCAGTTTGCCGCTAATATTGAAGACTGCTTCAACGAAAGAAACCCTGAAATTGAGCACGATTGACGTAAATCCCTGGATTTACTAGCAGTATCCTCCACGCAACTGAAAATACAGCTGTTGGATTACAAATCAAAAGGTGACACTCGCCTCACGATTGGTGGATCACGGCATTATCGAACACCGCATGGTGACCTGCCATCAGTAACAACAATTCTTTCGGCTACATCAGGTAATAAAGCTGCACTTGAGCGCTGGGCAAAGAAAAATCCAGGCGGAAGAGAGGCTGCTGCTGCACGTGGAACTAAAGTCCATAGCTTAATGGAGGAGTACCTCCTAGGAATCAATAAAGATCCTCAAATCGATGACCCTGAAATCGCATCGTTTTGGGATGGTCTGCCTGATAACTTGTCGAAATTAGGAAGAATGATTTGGGCGGAAAACCCAGTTGATAACGCATTCCCTTGGTGTGTTGGTAGTGATGGCATCAGTAGAGTTTGGCACCCAGGTAGAAAAGAAGGGGAAACATGGGGATGGGCAGGGGCTCCCGATATTGTCTGTGAATACAAAGGTCGAATTGTTTTAGGCGACTTAAAAACAAGCAACGGTCCCTACTTCAGTAAGTGGCCTGGACCTGAAACGCCCAAAAACCAATATGGAATGAAGCGTGCAGGCTTTATGAAATACAAAAAGTGCATGCTCCAAATGGGCGCCTACGCTTTAGGCCTAGAACACACATGCAACATCACACCTGAGCTGCTAATGATCTTTGTTGCAACACGTGAGGCCTCTCAAGTCTTTGCTGTGCAAGGGCAAACCATCGAAAAGTACAAGAACTTGTGGGTCAGAGAAGTTGAAAAGTACTATTCTGAAATCCTTCCTGCAAAGAAAGCCGCAGAAGAACTTGAGATGGAAGCTGTGGATCAAGACAGCTAACAGATATCCAAGGCTTGTCAAGGACAAATGCATTCCCTCTAAATTATTAGATGCGTAAAGCTTCGAAAAGATACAGATTTAAGGGTTCCCAAACACTTGAATGTTGTATATCCTTTGTCTGGCTTGATTTTTTTACACTGCTATATTCCTAAGTGAGCACAGCAACATACGAGCCTCAGCGCCCCAGCTACAGCCTTGGTCCTGGTGAAATAAACCTCGAGCTCATCCCTAAAGACTGGGCGTTAACGCCTCTTAAGGGGAAACGCGCATATGTTGCTGGTTGGACTAACACTCCTTACTCTATTGACCAAATCAGAGAGGATCTTGCAAACGGGTGTGCTACAGGTGTTGGACTCATGTCCGGCCAATGGTCTAACGAAGGTGGGTTGATTTGGGTAGATATTGACGGGCCAGAAGCATTGCCAGCACTGGAAGATTTGGCAGGCGGCCCAATCGATGCAATTTTCCCCGAGACGCTAACTATCTCCTCCGGGAAACCAGGCAGACAGCGCATGCTGTATCGGATTCCTACCAATAAAATTAGTCTTCTTCCTGATAAAGCAACAATTAAAATAGGGATTCCATCATTCGAAATCCTATTCAGGTCGCGTCAGGGTGCCCTTATGGGTGCTCATCCCGATACAGATGGATATTTCACTACGCCTCACGGTGGCTTTGAACATGCTAAAAATCCACCTGAAATGCCTCAGTGGCTCTATGACGCCATCATCAAGGCCTATCCAACAAACAAGTACCGCAAGCCGGTCACAAGCGGTCTGGTGACCCAACGGATAGATCTTAGCTACGAAGAGGGTTCAACTTTTCATCAGCAGGACTGCATTGAGGAAGCTCGGATTTATTTGGCTCACTTAAATGAGCAGCGTTGCGAAGAATATGACGAGTGGCTTTCTGTAGGAATGTCCCTACATCAGGTAGATGACTGCCTTCTTACTGCTTGGCTTGACTGGTCCGCTAATGGTTCGAATTTCCAAGAAGGGGTTTGCGAAGCGAAATGGCGTTCTTTTGAGCGGCTTCCTGGCGGACCTACTCCTGAAGGTGCTTGTGGACTTCATCACCTCAGGGCTAAGGCGAAGGAAGATGGATATATAGAACTTGGTAATTTTGTTGTGGAGTCCCCCGAGACTCTCGCAAAGAAAGCTCAAGATTTTTTTAGAGATAACGAGGAAGAAATGCCTGAAGCTGATTTGTTCGACAACATCATAGGCAGCATTATTGGTTTCCCTGATCAAGGGATGCGCGGTGAAGTTGCTAAAAAAGCGAATGACAAAAAACAACCCCGAACTCCCCCTGCATCCATACTTGCGGAACATGTCACTGAGATGGTGATTGAGTGTGGATGGCGCTATGACCCACGGTTCGATACCTTTATGTTTTATCAGTCAAGTAAAGGAGTTTGGCGGCGTGAAGACTATAAAAATGAATACAAACATTTTGTTCAAGACCTTTTTCTTAGAGAAAACATACCTACCCCTGGAGGCTTCACTTCTCATTTGATTTCAGACGTTGTCAGCCTGACTCAGGCCTATATTACCCATACTTACTGGGACGATGACGATGACCGATTAGCTTTTACGAACGGTGTACTTGAAATCTCAACAGGTGATTTTCTTGAACATAACCGTGAGTATTACATCACATGGGGGCTCGACTTTGAATATGACCCACATTCCGATCCAGGTTCGATTATTGACTGGTTATTGCGCACTCAATATGGAGATGAGCAGCGGCTACAGGTACTCCGCGCTTGGCTCAAAGCCTGTCTAATTGGTAGAGGTAATGAAATACAACGCTTCTTAGAAGTGATCGGGCCAGGTGGGCGCGGTAAATCGACATTTGCAAACCTGTGTTGCGCTTTAGTTGGCACCAGAAACTTTGCAAGTACGACACTTAATCAACTAGAGCAATCCCGTTTTGAAATCGCGTCTATCAAAGGCAAACGCCTCACGTTGATCAACGATTCAGAGCGTTATGGTGGATCTGCTCAAATCTTTAAAGCATTAACTGGAGGCGACAACCTCCGCTTCGAAGAAAAAAATAAAAATGTTGGTGAACCTTTTATTTACAGCGGAATGGTAATGGTCTGTGCGAACGAGCCTATCCAAACTACTGATAACACCTCAGGGCTTACTCGCCGACGCTTGACTGTCGAATTTAGCCGTCCTCTCTATAGCAAAAATTCTGAAGCTAAAGAGATGATCAAGATCGATAACGGTGCAGTAAAGGGCTTATGGAAGCATTGTTTAGCCGGATTAGTGAACTGGGTCTTGCAAATGACCGATCAAGAAATGAGGGAATACCTTTTAGACACTTATGAAAAAGCGCCTTCTTTGCGCCGTGTCCGCAATGAGATCATGTTAAACAGCAACAACTTAGTTGAGTGGCTTCAATCTGAAGTGATACAAGATGAAAACGTAGTTACCCCTGTCGGTAAAAAAATACCTGCCGCTAAGGATGCACAGGAACGTTACTGCAATAGCAATTTTCATTTATACGCTAGTTATGCGTCTTATTGTGAAGATACGGGTTCTAAACCTGTAGGGCAGAAACGTTTTATTGCATTACTCCTTGACTGCTGTAAAAACCAACTCAGCATCAATAATGTCAGGCAATTCACAAAATTAGGTAAACCTTTTATAAAAGGTATTGCTTTGCGCAATGCTGACGATAAATTTAGGAATAAGCCTACTATCCTGCCAGAAAACCTCGCCAAATCTACTAATGCACCAGGATGAAAAGGCTAACTGGCAGAAAATCAAAGACGCTATGGAAGCAAATGGAACCACAGAAAACGATTATTACTTAAGAGCCGTTGCCATATGCAGTGACAAAAAAGACCCTGTCTTGCAAATCTCTAAATTAAATATATTTAAATCGAAGGCGGACTAAATACTTTGCCGTATTTCTGTCTCAATCTGTCTATGCTTTGTTGAAGAAGAATTCCTTTTGCTGTCCCACGAGAGTATTCGATAGCTTTTTCGGAGCGCTCCCGTTCGGATGGCATATACCCAGGACTACCTGCAATTTGCATTTGTTCCATCAAAGGCTCACCTAAAGATTGTTCAGACTGATACGAAACTGAGCCCCCTGGAATATCAGTGCCTTGCTCGCCGTAAAAACCTCTTCTCTTCATATAGCCGCTCAAAAATGAGTTGCCATTACCATTTGCCATCACTGCTGGAAAATCAGTATCACCCATAATTAAGCCCGTGGCATCCTGCTTTGCACATATGAATCGAGAAACTCCTTACCGGGCTCCTGTGATATGGCATTCATTGGATTTGTTTTAGAGGCCGCCTCCATGTTTGCCTCAGCGTAAGGAGCACTGACTGCCTGTCCTTGTGTTGCATATCCACCAGGAAGCTTCTCCTGACGGCGTGGGTCACCTAAAGCGGGGTCCATGCCGAGACCTGTTGCGTCAAATCCAGAAGGGTTGTACATCATTTGTTACCTCGGGCTCTTCCGAATAATTTTAATCTAGCCTCTTCAGGAGTTTTTGCTCCCTGTGGCTTAGGCTGCCCAAAACTCTCGGGAGTATATCCGGATTCCCCCTGTGCACGGCTACCTAAATCGCCCATTACCGTTTCGTTATCGGGAGCTAAAGGCATCTCATTAGCCCGACGTTGTTCAGATTTTAAATACTCACGTTGAGCAAGCATGGGGTTTGCCTTGGCCCAAGCCTGCATATTTTCATCTCCCTCATACATATTTTGGATTGCATCCTGATTTACACGACCCATTGCACTCTGCGCAGCGTAATAGCTTGAAAGTGGCTGCTCCATCGGTGCCTTTTCTTGCGCTGCCAACTGTTGCATAGCTGAAGCAGAGTCCGGGGCATCTTTACCACGAGCACCGGCACCAAAAACGTTGTCGAACTCAGGAGTCTGAAAATAACGTTCAAACTGGCCTTTTGGAGTCATTGCAAAAGGCTTAGGCCGGTTTAAATCAAGACCGTCCACAATAGAGGGCTCTTCTACTTCCTTCGAGGTCTGTAAGAAAGAATTATTAGGTGTGGTTTCAGCGCTAGAAACATAAATAGCTTTATCACCACGCTGCACTGGGTACAAAGTCTGCCCGCCAACATTAATAGGGGGCGTGCCTGGGCCTTTCCAGCTGCCTTCACCGCCTACCAAAGCATTTCTACCGCTAAGTTTAGCTGGGTAAAAATCTCCGGTCTGAGCTCCACTTATTTTCTGAAGAAAGGCTTCTACAGGATTTGCAGATAAAGGATTTTTAAGGGGGTTTCCAGCACGCAATGATTCAAGTACTTCTTGCTGTCTAGCAACCTCCTGCCGCTGTCGCATTTGTCGCCGGGCGCTACCGCTTGATCTTCCAGCCATGTTATTTCAATACTTAAAGGCATCCCTTTTATAATAGTAACATTGGGCAATTAATTTTATGGCCATTATCAAAACATTCCCAGGCGGTACTACCGTCGAAGTTAACACAATCCATAACGGTGGTAGCTATCGAGTCTGCAGCGCATCTGGTTCGGTATGCCATCTAGCGGATAATTACGAGAAAGCTGTGAACTTTGCAGATGTTTTTGAACACTATTACACAGTTTCTAGGCACTAAAGCGCTTAAAACGCTATTAATTTAGTGAGTGGTAGGGGCAAGATCCCCCTAAATTGCTTGCAAAACCCCTGTTGTAGCAATCAGTTTCAGGAATGAACACAAAAGAAGGGAAAAAAAGGGCGGTTTCACTTACCCTATAAAAGGATGGGGTGGGAACATGCTGTTAAACCAGAGCATTTAAACTCAAGTACCCACCCCCCTCTTCTATAAAAGTAAATAAAAGGGTGGTATTTTTCTCTTTTTTGGTGTTCATTTGTTAAAACCGTTGACTTGACAGCGTTTTGCCTCTAAAAAGCCTTTGTTGAAGCACGGACCCCTCATGGATCCACTGGCATACTTTCAGGAAAATGGCCTTACAAACCACGATGCAGTGGTCTTTGCAAAAGCGTTTCAGATTTTTATTGCTGCTCAAGGACAAACCACATGCTGGGATCTAAAAAAAAGAAGCCACAGTGCACTGGCAGGGTTTCAAACCAGTAAGGGGCGCATCATCCACTACAACGGGTTCGATGCAAGACCGTTCCTGCTGGCCGCAGTTGGTCGTTTCAAGACAACTGAACGCTCTGTGGTTGTGCGGCACCACAGCTGCTCAGCAGAACGCTGTCTGAACCCTTCGCATTACTACTGGGGCACCAGAGCAGACGTGGCTTATGAACTTGGGCGTGCGTTGAAGCGGACGCCTAGCTCTGAAATAATTAAACAGATCAAAAACGCCGATGAAAGTGTCGCAAGTCAAGAACTTTCAGCGCAGCTGAAGGTGCCTTATCACTTATTAACACGGATTCGCAGCGGGAAAACATTCCAAAATTTGCAGCTGCACGATCCCTCAGCTAATCTTAAAAAAGACTTTGAAGCGCTTAACAGGTTCTTCAACTACGTCATGAAAACTTGCCCTAACGAAGCAAGGCAATATGAGATTAATTATCACGTGACCAATGAACTTGAATGCCCCTGGCATAGAAAAGGAGAAAAAACGCACAAAGGTAATTTTGGTCGTATGGGTGAGTGTCTCGATTGCCTAGAAGAAATGAAAAAAGGGCGCTGTGCTGTAGATGTGACACTATTTGACTATCGCTGGTATTGGCAGGTACGTAGATTTTGGGATCAGGTTGACATTAAAGGAGAGGATGAATGTTGGCCATGGCTTGGAGGTACTAAAAAAGACAAGTCAGAATCAGTCGCATATTGCCCGTCTCCATTCCACTCCGGCAAAACTCAATCAGCAATGCGTGTTGCTTTTTGGTTAAGTCGGGGTTATACAGGTAAACATAGGATAAGCACTAAGCCATCTTGTTGCAAGTTTTGTTGCAATCCCAAGCACCTCACTGCACAAGGACTAGAAAGCATTGATGCTCCTTTCAAAATCGACACGATTCAACTTAATTATGGCAACATCTTCGAACACTTCAAAAAAATCGGCATACAAGACAGCAGAGCTGATGCCAAGCAACTACCATCTTGACACTAAAAAATGGTGTGCACTTATTTACATCGCTGATAAGTGCCATTTTTCTGATTGGTTCGAAGACAAAGCAGAAGCTGAGTCAGAATTACGTTGTATGCAGAATAATTTAAATTACGCGGCTGAAGAAACAATGGAGGGAGAAGGTACATATCCTGATCGGGCTATAATTATGAATATAAAGTACCAAGAATCTGGGCGGACCAATGGTCTATACACCGGATTAATGAGTAAAGATGGCGCGGTTTCTGACAACAATTCCAAATAACCTTGGTTATTACAACCTTGGGACTGTACAAGCTTACCCAACTGGTGGATCAGGTCCAACTGCATATGGCCCAAATTCCTACTTCGGCTCTGATCCTCTCCCTTCGGAGCTTGGAGACAGCCTTTATAATCCTGTTGATCTGGGCGATGTCTCTTCTGTATTTCGCTCGATCACATTAACAAATACACACGGTGGGTTGAGCAGGCGACAAACAACATTCTATAAAATACGACTTTTTAGAAAACGCAAAATACAATTTACGCAGAATTTTAGCCAGTTTGCTTATACACAGAATACAAATAGAAATACATTAATTGCAGTTTATCGGTTAAATTCTGACAATACTAGAGAAGAGTTGCCTATCAATAATGAAGGCTATGTAAGCAGACAAAGCTCTATCGATTACAACGATGATGAGACATTGAACAATGATTACCCTAGCAATGATCTAGATCCAGGTACATATTTATTTTTAATTACTAACGATATCAGATTTCTTGAAACAACCTATTCGATTACTGTAGGAATCTCTATTCTGGATTGGCGTTTCGTCGATGAGCCAGTCGACAGTAGTCTTGACTTTGATTTAGTAACTGCAGGGGTCAGTGAGCTGCTTGATTTCGGACTCATAAGAGCGGCTTTATAAAAAAAAACTACTTTATTTGATTACTATTGTTTTAAGACTCACGGTTATTTATTAAAATCAAACTCAAATACACAACCTTGCAATGCAGATTTGATACCAATCAGGCACTCTTGATCAAGTTCACCTTGCCCCGCCCATTTTTCCAAAGTAAAAGCTACAGCTGAATGTAACGCCCTTACTGAGCGCTCATCCATCGTAAACGTGATTACTGTCTGTTCCATATGGAGCATCAGGATTTTTACTTTTTCTCAGGTGGATTAAAAACATCTTTTTGGTTTTTTGCCCAAGACGGTAATGCTTGATTTGCGTTCTCTTTTGAATAATCTGTACCAGGGGCTTTTTTGTAGGCTGCTTTTGCAGCGTCTAAACGTATTTGTGCAACTTCACGTGCATCCTTATATTTATCTACTCCTGGGGGGCTCATTTTCGCAGTTGCGGCTGCATTAACACCACCTTGCGCATTTAGAGCTACGCCCATAAAACCAGGATCAGCCCCTGGACCACCTGGCATTGATGACTTAATATCAGCAGCCTCTTGCATCTCAACTCCACGCTGACGCATCCCTATATCAGCCGATGTCCCTACTTGTCGTTCTTGTATCGCCCGTGCATCAGCTAGCTGTGAATTTAGACGTGCCAGATAATTTGCAGCATCTTGATAGCTCTCTTCAGGAACAATTGTCCTATACACCGTCGGCGCAGTCGGCTTCTGCATTATTATCTTAGGGGACGGAGGAGAAGGTTTTGACCCCATTGCTTTACTTTATTTTAATTTCTATACTGATTCTATCCGTGATGAACCCATATAAATGTTGGCTACTGACGAACCCGATAGGCAGAAGGATCAGGACCAAAAAAAGTTCAGCATAAGTGATGGGCCTGTTCATAGTGATAGCTATCCTTTTATTCAAGAGTTTAGCGACCTATTAGCTGAGCTGTCCACTAAAGAGCTCTACAATCTCCTTACCAATCAGCAAAAAAGACTCGCCAAGGCGTTCTGGGAGGCTGAAAACTTCGGCGGGTGCCCTGAGAAGTGCAAAAAGCGGCTTACTGAAATCTATGGGCCACACTGGACAAAACAAGTAAAATTTAGAGATTATTTCAAGACTATAGACGGTTACTACATCTACGTTCTTTTAATTGACCATAAACGTCAATGGGACAAACACAGAAAAGTTGGCTATGCTGTAAAGCAAGTTAAAGATCCTGAATGAGCGGACAAACAGGAGAAAACTGGCTTGATGTGCTAACAAGCACTGAATTTGTGCTAGATGAAGATACGAGCAACTCATATCAGAGCTATCGTTTTGTTGACCTAGAAATAAGCGACGTCACCATTGAGAACTACAAGGAACTATTAGTAGACTCTCTGTCGGAACAAGTCGAAATGTTCATCCCCCCATCAGGAAGCTTTGAAACTGCAGATCTACAGCGTTATCTAGAGCTCGTCTGCAGCTACGAGACAAGCACTTCTGACTTGGTTTTAGGTCTTTCCCTTGCGGATCAAATTCGGATAACTTTCAGCGATATGAAAATCAGCACCATCTGTGACCGTTATCCTGAAATTAACTTGTCAGAAAAAAGACGCTACCGTTGCGTGGCTGAATACCTCATACGACAGGAAGAATTGACAAAACTGCGCGACAAAGATGGAAAGCTCATAAAGAAAATAGGCAACATGCAAAAAGCAGTGGTACTGTACAGACCGTTGCCAAAATTACTGGAGACTTTAAAACGCTCAGGCCTCAGTAATTTTATAAAATTAAAAGACGAGACAGAAAAAGTAACTGCTTGCGCAGCTTGCTAAACTACCGGAAACACTTTTAACTATGACAAGCCGACGTAACAAAATGCTCACCCACCTGATGAAGGGGACTGTAGGGGAAACAGAGCAGACGCTGATGAAGCTCTCAATTGAGCGCATTTGCGCAGATATGTGTGATTATTACGCTAAATTCTACAAACTTGAAGGCCCTGGGGTCATGGTCTTTAAACCGCAATCAGAAGATAAGGAGAGTATGTTCTATCTGACGGTCGACGGCTTGATTACAGGGTTGAACGACAATAAAGAAAATGAACAGTTAGCGGAAGTCTTTCAAAGTGCTATCAGGCGTGCGGAAGTAATCGAACCGGACAAAGAATCACTTTTTCTTATTCAAGACGATAAAGAACTTGCGCTAGTACACTACAAACACGACAGTGACGGCAACGGATTCATGATGTTCTGATGGAAAAAAGACGCCCCTGGAGACAAAGAAAGGGCTTTTTTGGTAAAATTGCGCATATAGAAGAAGATTGGGTAACACCTACCGAGTATTTACCTTATATAGACGCCTTGTTAGGTGATATTGATCTAGATCCTTGTACAACTTATAAAGCAAATCAAGAATTCATTCGCGCAAAAACAGCATATACGCTAAAAGAAGATGGCATCAATATAGAAAGTCCTTGGTTTGGGACAACATACGTGTTTCCGCCTACTTATGGACGCTACTCTCTTAAAAAAGAAACTGGTAAATGGCGTTGGGCACCACGTGGCGGAACAGGTACAAGCTCTCCATCAGTAATCTGGTTTAAACGTTTATATAAAGAATGGAAGCTGCGTAATGTTTCAGAGGCTTTGTTTTTCACGGTACAGCCTGAAATGATGCGAATTTGTCCGGAATTATGGGATTTGCCGGTGTGCATGCCTGCCAAACGTGCACGCTTAATCCATGGTAAGGGACTGTGGAGGTTTAAAACACCTTTGCATTGGGGTTATTTTGTTTATTTTCCTAAGCTGGAGTATGGTTTTGACCAAGCCCAACGCTTTAATGAAATTTTTTCAAATATCGGCAGAATTATCAACTAGCTGTAAACATATTTCTAAATGTCCCTTCAGGGAAAACAAAACGATCTTCTGTGCGTAATTCTGATTCTAAATTTGGGCGCTTCTGGGAACGAATTTGTTTTCCCATTGACTGTTCATAGTTTTTTAGAAAACTCAGAGCCGTTCCATCATTGGTAGCGTTACCCATATTGCGATAACGCTTGTCTACTGTGTAAGAATCGCTAGATTGGAATTGCATGCTTTTATTCTAATGACCCTCACTGAGACGCAAGGACAGATCAGTCAAATTTGTGATGATGTAAAAGAGCTTCTTTTACACAAAAATAAAAAATACGGCGATTCTGCACTAAATCCAACAAGAATTTTTAGTAATTGCACAGCCGTTGAGCAAATTCTAGTACGTATTGATGATAAATTGAGCAGAATCAAGTCTGGCTCTGATTTATTGAGTCATGACGAAGACGTTATTATGGATCTTATAGGATATCTTATTCTTTTGAAAATCGCATTGAACAGAGGATGACATGGATTATGAAGACTTTATACATCACTACACCCCTGAGATTGCTCTTCTTGACGCGATAGATCTTCTAAAAACATTTCCTTTACTCGGGAGTGCTGTCCTAGACCGGCAGGTGTCTGTGCCCAAAGACGATAAAAGCGACGTAAAGAATGACCGGTCGGATCCCATTCTTTAAATTTTTTTTCTAGATACTCAATAGCTTTTATCTGATTTGGGGCACCGTTATAAGTCTCAGGTAGGTTCAATAGGCAAATACTAGACGAGCACTTGTGCTCTGTAAAAGTAGGGATTTTCTTGTCAGGAGCAAGGTACATATGAAGTTCTGACTTTCGTCTATCCTTAAGTACGTCCCCACCTGACAGCCAATACTGATTTATATATGGGCTCCACTCAGATATGATTTCTGTTTTAGAAGCATGTCTGTTGATTAATTGCAATAGCTTTGATTTGCTAAACGCAAGGATACCTATGCTGTGAGCAAAACTCAAGATAGCAGCACGTCTGTTTCTGTTTAACCCTACATAAACATAGAGGGAAACAGCCTGTGAAAACTCTTTTAAATCCTCTACAAGCTGCTTATACGCTTCTTCCTGCGTTATCCTGTCATTACCAGATACAGGCCGCTCACCGAGCTTTGAGCTCCCATATCCGACACGCCATATACTCTCTCCATATTCCTTATAAGCACCAAAACGCTCCATACCAATAGGTGTACGGGGCTGTGTGTACGCTTTTATAAGATTGATGCCTCTTTGAGTAAGGAATGGGAATCCTTCCCAAGAGGATGACTTAGAACCTTTATGGGACTTCAACCGTGCCTGTGTAGCTCACTTCAGAATAGCCGTCGAGGCGTAAAAGCACAATGTAGTCGTCACTTGCACTTGTTACCGTAATACCTACTACGCCTTTACCTTTTCCAGCTTTTGAGATATCAAAAAAGCGTTGGTAGCCTGTAGGAGCGGAACCTGAAGTGTAGTCACTGTCTTTGAAGATCTCCAGTGAGTTGACACCTACTGTTGCGCTCAGGTCGACTGTAATGTCCCCAGTAGAAGAAGGGTTTACCTTAAAACCACGGATATTCAACCCTCTGTCACCTGCGGAAGTAGACCCTTCATAAGTCACGTCAGAACCTGCGTCCACAGAAAAGGTATCGAGAGTACCTTGAATAATGCGAGTAGCCATGGTAGTTAGGAAACTTGTCCGATAGTTGAAAAATTAAAAGAGATATCGGCATCAATGCCGTGATCTTTGAGCACGCCTAGAAACATCTGGCGATCCACAGCTTTTTGGTGCAGCATTTCAACGAATGCCTCTTCAAGATCCTCACGATCAAGATTTTGAATTGCTAATGATGCTGCGTGGATCTGGAATTCCACGTCCACCGGAAGCTTTAATGCATCCATGGTAAGCCTTAACCTTACAGATTATCCTAACAGCGCTGAATTAAAGAGCAACAAAGAGCTGTAGCTACTCAGGGCGCTTACGCATATGAGCGTAAGGTGGGTACTTCCAAGTCTTGGACTGGCGTAATTTAGACATGCTCACGTAATATGCGCTGGTGTACAACACCATAAACAGCAACATGAAAACTACCATGAACACCTTTAAACTTCTCTATAGAGTTTAGGCAGGGTAAGCCATGACGATTGAGACGGATCAACTTAATGCATTTATGCTACGTGCTGTAGGCGGGGTAAGCAAAACCAGTTTATGCAGAGAATGGCAAGAGATGTACGACTGGTCTGACGATGATGTAAGACGTGCAATAGCACTGTGTTCTTTTAAAGAGAAACCCAAAAAACTTGACTATTCCTATCTCTATGATTTAAAACTTGACGAAAAAGCAGTTGCGTTTCCTTACAAAAATACTCAATTTTACATAAAAGAACATTTTCTTCTTGATTCTGAATGCGATGCCTTAATTGAAATAATCGATCAAGGCCTAGTCCCTTCAACTGTTTCTGACGCAAAAGACACAGGACAAATTTCAGAATCCAGGACAAGCAGCTCTGCTGATCTCAACAGACTTAGCAATGAAACATGCAGGGCAATTGACGATTTAATTTGTGAATTTATGGGCTTAGAAACATTTTTAGGGGAAGCAATACAAGGACAAAAATACACTAAAGGACAGCTTTTTAAAGAGCATTGGGACTTTTTTGACCGCTGGTCTGAGCACTATAAATGTTATTGCGAATGGATGGGGCAAAGAACATGGACGACTATGGTTTACTTAAATGACGTAAAAGAAGGAGGAGAAACTTACTTTAAATATTTAAATGCCAAAATTAAACCACGCAAAGGCACACTAATTACATGGAATAATTTGTTTAAAAATGGAAAAGTAAATAGAAAAACAATGCACGAAGCTTTGCCACCTACTAGTGGCGAGAAGTACATAATCACTAAATGGTGGAGAAGCTGGCCTCTTGTTTGATCACCACTTCACTTTGTGGCTCCAGTAGCGAGCAGACATTTTATCCGGTTTTGCATCTTGAGCATCGTGACGTGCATAGTAAGAGCTTTTTCTAGCCTTTTCTTTTGCTGTCTTAGGGCTCTTACCTGCGCCTTTAACGCCTTGTTGCCCGAAACGAATAAGTTTTTCCTTACCATCCTCACAGGCTTTTACTACATGTGATTTTGTAGGATGATTTGGTGTTTTTTTAGGCTTATTGCACTTCATCCTCTGTTTAGCTAACCTTTTTGCTTTCGCTCGATCAGCCATATCAAACCTTTATTACGCCTGTGGCAGCTTTTGTAGCAATGTTGTCACTTGGCATACCATATAACGCGAAATTGCCTGGGTCTTGAACACGGGAATCTTGAAGTCCAGTCATGAACTTTTCAAGAAACTCTTCAGGGTCAGGCCGCGATCCGGCTGGTTTTTTGTTCATTTTCTTGATAAACGGTTGATGTTTCTGGCACCGGAAGCTTTATAGAGCAGGGTTTTAGCTCCATCCACTCCTTGATTTTATCAAACCTTTCTTTTGTAAATTTTGGATTATCTATATTGTACCAATTATCTAATGATATGGACCCTTTTGCCTTATTACAGCTGCTGCAACAACAACACATATTGGAACGCACGTTGTGACCGCCCCTGTGTTTGGACAAAATGTGATCAATGGTTGCGGAAGATTCTGTTAATTCCTGTGCACAATAGGCACAGCTCCAATCCCAGGCTTCAAAGATGTGTTTTCTAAATTTTCGACGAGCATGCTTAGGACTGAGAACAATGAGATTAACTAATAGATCCTGCTCGCAATGAAACACGTGTGTATCCCTGCCTCTGAAAAAACTTTAGGCTGCATAAACTTGCCCTGTACGCTAAGCTCCAAAGAGAACAGCGACATAAAGGGCTGACCTTTTCCGTTACTACTTCGACACTTTTTTAAAATGCCCTGTTTATCGGCTTTTGCAACGCCTATTTTTATTGAAGAACTAAATCCGCCTGCACAAGTTGAGCGAGAAATGCTCAGATATGTGGAAAAATTTTACAATTCAACAAAAGAAAAAGCAAAAACAGTTGCAAATATCACCGGTGACGTAAATAATGAATTTCTTCTGCACAAACAACCTGAATTTTACTGGTTAAATGAACAAATAAAATATGCATGTGAGCATTACATGTGCGAAATAGGCGTTGACCTGGAAAAAGTATCTGTATACGCGCAGAAAGCATGGCCAGTAATTTGTGCAGACGAAGGCTATATCCCGTCACATGCACACAAAAATTCGGTTATTAGTTGCGTTTACTATCTAAACGAACCCTTAAATAATAGCGGTTGTTTAAGACTGGAGTCTGACAACTGTTTGAATTTACTTCCGATTGTGTTCGAAGATACTGACCTCGCATACAAAGAAGTCTGTTTACCTCCTGTAAAAAACAGACTCATTTTGTTTCCATCAGCACTAGAACATTCTGTAACAACATACTATGGAGGACGCCCTCGTTTCTCTGTTTCTTATGATTTAATTGTGGTCAGTAAAGAAGCCCCTAGCAGCGGTGATATAGAACATTGGGTAATGGACCCTATGTACTGGGAAAAGCTGTAAAGTGTCTAGCATGCTCTCTTAGCAATCTGGTGAATGCACCGAACTCATAATTCGGCTGAGGTGGGTTCGATTCCCTCAGAGAGCACCGGGAATTAGCTCAGTTTGGTAGAGCGCCGTCTTTGGGAGGCGGATGATGGTTTGTCCTCCGCTGCCCAGAGCATCTGTCGCAGGTTCAAATCCTGTATTCCCGATTACTTCTTTAATCTGTTAGCCCATTCGAAATTGATTTTCATGACAACTGCGTCGAGAGCTGACTCTTCTTCTGCAGGATCATAATCAGCTTCCTCCAAAAGCTTTAAAAGAAAATAATGCAGTTTTTCTGATACCCAACACAAATCCTCGTCAGGTACGTCCTTGAGAATAGCGTCTAAACGCAGTTGCCTACTAGGATATCGCAGATCTTCAGCAATCAATTCAAGTGCGGCGTAGCGTCCCTTATTCAACTCTCCGAGCATCTTAATTAGCCTAACGCAAAATTAATAGGGCATGCTTCGGTTGAATCTGAAGTATCTTCTGGCAATTTAGGAGATTCTTCTAAAATACGCTGTTGAACAATTGAGATACACTCAATAGCTCCTGTAACTTTCAGATACATCTCTTTTTCCCGCATCAAAGACTCTTCAGACGACCTAATCTTATCGGCAAGAGCGGCTTGCTGCTCTTTGAGCTTTATTTCCGTATCAAGAATTATGTCTTGCATAGTAAGGCTTGGTTTTTCTGAGTATAGCTCACAATTTACTAAAATTCACCCACCCCCACGCGCTATAACCCCCACCATGAAATAATCTTTTATCCATTTTCTCCATGCTATAGCGCACTTCTTTCCCGCAATCGCCCCCTTTGTCAGTCCATCCTCCTTTATCTTGCCTTATCACACCAAAAGGGTCCATGCATAACCAATCGTTTTTGTCATAACCGTAAATAACTACGTAATAGGCAAGTCCATGTGGAGACGTCCAGTGCCCTCGAACAACAACTGCGCAGGGAACAGGCATCCCACTATCAATTAAATCTTTGATGTCGTCAGGACCCAAACAACAGGTGTGTTTAGCGCTCACACCGAGATCCAACAGAGTTAAACGATTGTAGTAATGATGTCGACCGTCACGGTGTTTTTTTGCTGCCTCTAAATATTGTTCATGTGTTTGAATATTGCCTAATTCTAAATATTTAAGGCACATTGCTAAGCAAGCGACTTGGCAGAAAAAATAGTCAACAGAGTGCACTGAAGGAGCTTTGTTGCTAAAAAAAGGGAAATTAGGAAGATAGTGTAAATCCCCCTCAACTACGCAGTTATACTCACGCTCTTCAGTCTCAGCTTTGACTCTCCATAGTTTATTCTCAATCCACCATTTACCTAATCCACATTTAATGTGCGTATGTTGCTCTGTTTTATCAAGTATCTCACAATTCGGAAGAGTACGTGCTGCACGGACACGTGCTTTCTCTCCTGACTTAATTTTATAGCGGGAGACTGGTCTTTCAAGAAGCAGGGCATCTGTCATTGTCTCTAACGCAAAAACAGATCCCACTGCCAGATCAATCATTTAGGTATAGTAGGTGCTTTCTTTTCCTCAACTATAGGCTTTTTTGTTGCTTTTGTACTATCGTCTTTTCGACTGACACCGTAAACAGCTAAAACGGAGGTTACTAATGACGAAATAAAAGCAGCATCAATCTTTGCTGCTCCCATATAGCTTGCCGTCAGCATGGCAAGAGCCCAAGTGAGCACACCAGCTGGTACTAGTGTGGAAAGACTTTCTTTCAATCTATGCCCGGAGTTACTCATAATATATATATTTTACTTCCGTACGTCCTCAATGCTAAAATTAAAACACAAATAGCAAGCATAAAAATGTGGTATTTAGTTGCGTTGTTTACCCTTATTGCAATGCCCGCAAGAGCTGATATATCACATAAATTACAAAGTTCTATTCAATTACAAGTAGACGCGGCTGCGACTAATGTTACTAGAATCGGGTCTTCACTTTCAATTTCAGGTGTGGGTGTAAATACGACTGATGGCACGACTGCAGGAACGATCTCTACGGGAACAATTTCCAGTGGCGTATATTCTCCAGGTACTATTTCAGCGTCTCAGGCAACAAGTGGTGAGACCTTCTCGTACAGTTCTGCTTTTACGCAAGGAGACGCAGTACCTACTGCGGCAGTAACAGTAGGGGATGCAGCGAACTTTAGTAATATTACTTCGACCAGTGCAGGTACAGCAGGGTCATTAGCAGGGACAATCAGCACATCAGGAGCGATCACCGTGACCGCAGGCGGAGCTGGAACCGTTGCTACGGGCCAATATGTAAGTGACATTACGGCAAAATAAATGAAGCGCTTACTTGTGCTTATAGGGTTTTTGCTAGGAACCCCTATACACGCAGTGCCTGTGGTGCCTAATTTTACTCAAGGAAGTTTAACTTCGAAAAGTGAGACAACTAGTGTAGTAACAGAAGTCATAAATTCAGTTGACTACAATACTGGATATCAGTATTCTGTAACAGGTACTAATATTAAACACTCTGGGAACAGCTTAGTTCCAGGCGCTATAGCAACAAACGGAAACACCGTAGAAGGCATAACTAGTACATGGACAACTCTGAACCCAGCAACAAAACCAAGTTGGACACTAGCAAATCCAGGAGCTGCTTTTCAGTTTACAGAGACGATGCAAGGCCCAGGTCTCAGCAACCAGACAATTATTCAAAGAAAAACAGAGATAAAAAGTGTCACGGAAAGCACCTCTATATTTTCTCAATAACTGCAGCATTCTTTCTGCCTATTAATGCACATGCCGGAAACGTGGGAGGAGTCAGTGCAACTGCGGCACCAGTCGCTAATAGCTCCGGGTCGGTGACCAACCAAGCAATACAGGTGTTACAAGGACCATACATAAATAATACTTATGGAAACGGTGTTAGTTGCCAGGGTCCTGTTTTTAACCTGAGCCCATACTTGACACGTACAGGTTCATTTCAAAAACCCTATGAGCCGTATTACAACAGCCCTGTGTATGACACAAGCGATCTCAACGAAGACGGTATTTTAGACAATCCTGGGTCGATTTTGTATCAGGTTCCTGTGCGCACAGGGCAAAAATCAAATTATAGTTGGAATGGAGGTTTGTCTGCCACCATTTCTATTCCTCTAGATACCAGCTTACAAAGACGCTGCAAAGAGGCTGCGGATGTACAGATAAAACTACAAAAACAAGTATTAGCAAATCGAAGATTAGATTTTGAGATTGCCCGCTTACGCAACTGCTCACAGTTGTTAAAAGAAGGCGTAAGTTTTCATCCTGAATCTCCTGCTTTTAAGGTATGCGCTGATGTAGTAGTAGTTAATCCTGCAAACGCAGAAATAAAACAACACACTCACTCTATTTATTTAACACCCGACGCAAAGCAAGAATAGTTCGATTTCTATCACGCTGCTGAAGTCTTCGCTGAGACACAGATTCTATTTTTATGGGTTTATTAGAAAGTGCTGCTACTTTTTTAGTAATTTTTTTTATTAGTGGTTTTATAAGTTTTAAAAGTAACTCGGATAGTGGTTTTGCCAATAGTGCAGAAGTCGTTGCTACCAGTGCGATGGCCGCAGTAGTACTGATAGCTTGAGGGGGAGGTAAATACTCTTCCGTGATAGCTACATGTAAGGGCACCGGTTCTATTACGGTTATACACTTTTCTCCTGTCCACTCGTATCCGATAATAATGGCAGTTTGATCCGCTGTGCGCTGCCCAACAGCCAATGCTTCTTTGGAAGGACAATTAATTGGTGTTGCATCGAAACTAACGGATTCTTTTTTTTTAACTGTTTTTACAGCAGGTACTGGTAGAGAATCAGGAATTGATGTGGTATTCGGAACATTCTTACTTCCTGCGTCAGTGTTAGGCACTGAGGCGGGAGGAGTGTAAATAAACTTACCAGGAGTAAAATTTAAAGGTGTGAAAGAAGGTAAATTACCGTCACAAAAAACTTGATTGCCCCTAGCATCATCTTCTAAGATGTTTTTTGAAGAACTTAAATTTTTGTGAGATTGAACGCAGCCTGGAATATTGATTAAAGGTACTCCTATGTCAACGGTGACAGGAGAATGTTGAAAGAACGGTTGCTTATTTGTTTCAATACTATATGTGCTAAGCGGGGTAAAAATATTAATATCTCCAATAACCAACTCAGGTATTTTAACCATTACTCAACAAATAACGCAGTTCCCGTTTGCTTGGGAAGTGTTATCTTGTTCTGCTCGAAAAGTTCTGGAAGATCTATCTTAAATTTATTGTCAATATGCGTAACTATTTTTCTTGCTGTTTTCTCAAGCTCTTTATCATAAGTTTTTTCTAGAGAAAGTTTAAGCGCATAATACTGCCCTGTAATCATTGACTGTATATCGTTCGGTACTTTTAAAACAATATACAAAAGAGCGACCGTATTGGCCAACGTTAATACAAGCAGTAAAGATTGAGGTATATTAAGTTTTTTCTTTTGATTAGCCCTCATCGGCGGGTAGTGGTTCGTTGCCTTCGGCTAGCCAGGCAAGATATTCTTGATATTCATCACTGTTATTATGATCTCCTAAAGTCATAATAAGTTGATCTTCAAGCCTAACGACAGTGTAAACAACACCATCAGCGTTATTCGATAATTTGTACATGTTTCAAAGCTCCGAGGAAACGAAAGCATTAACCGTCATTCTAAGCGCACTTGCCGAGCCATAAATCTGCCACCCCGTAGAGCTGAGTACGTTTGTGCCAGTAAATATGCCACCCGAGTCACTAGAAGTGGATGGGGTAGCTCTTTTCGTTTGCTTAAAGTACCAAGTACCATACCCAGTGCCACTGCCGTTTTGAGCTGTGTCCAATTGAACTCCATGAACTTCGTAATACCGCTGACACCTAGCTAATTCATCACCATAGCTTCGATGTTCAAACGGGGTGGCCTTGGAACCGACCTCTAATTGGACGCCAGTGATTTGCCAAGTATTAGATACGGTGTCCGCCAAGTTTACATTAAGACCTGCCGCTCTATTCGCGTCAACATCAGTTTGATAAGTAGTTGAAGCAGTACCTGAACTGTAAGTAGTACCTGATGCTAAATACCACCTAACAGCAAGACCTCTGCCATTATCATCATTTATAACTCCTGCAGTGTCACCAGCAACTGTTATTGTTTTATATTCCCAAGTGTTGACGGCATTAATCGTATAAGAATGCGTACAAGATCTGTCTGAATCATCCCCATAAAAAAAAGCAACAAATGTACCAGTTTTGTTGGATTTAACCCAAAAGCTTAAAGTAATAGTTTTAGCATCAGATGTGCCGTAATTCAGTTGTTGTAAGTTATGTGCTTCAACATATTGATCAATACCGAGTACATCACCAGCGGCTAAAGATCCTTGTGCTGTAGTACATTCTAATTTTAATGATTTACTAAAACCAACAGGAGCATCCGTTGATTGGGTCATCGTAAACGCATAGGTTGGCGCACCTTGCTCAAGAAACCTAAAACGATCAACGGTTTGAAATGGATCAGAGCCGTTTGTTAAACCTGTTGCGCTGGTTGCACGTTGCGCCACCTGCATCGCCCCATTAATAATAAGGTTCCTATTACTCAACGGCCCAGCAGTTGGCATCTGTATGTCGTCAACTGTGACGTGACCCGATCCATCAATAACAATTCCTCCAACATCAGTGGAAGTGTGCTTGATCGAATCAACCTTGACGGTACTCATGATGCGCCTCCTGGCTTAGT